CTACTCGAAGGCGAGTCCGGCCTCGCGTGCCAGGCTCAGGGCCAGCTCCATCGACCCTGGGCCTGCCACGGTGGTGCCCTTCAAGTAAGCCGCTCCACCAACATCGAGAAGCGTGCAGTTCTCGAATCGCATGGAGCCGACTTTGGCGTTTCCGAATTGCACACCAGTCATGTCGCAGTTAATGAACTTGACGTTGTGGAATTCGGTGAACTGAAAGTCTGCCCCGGAGAGCCGGCAGTCCTCGAATACCGTCGCGTAGATCTTCATGTGCCGGAACATGCCGGGGGTTGCTACGCACCCGGAGAACGTCACGTCTCGGAAAGTCCCGGACTTCCACGAGGACCCAGTGAGCCTGCTTCCGGTCACGGTGGAGCGGAGCAGGGAGACGTCCGCGGCAGTGACCTGAGAGAAGTCGCAGGTCACCAACTCACTGTCACTGAACTGGGTTTGGCGCAGGTTGGTGCCGGTGAACCGGACGTTGGCGAACTTGCACCCCTCGGCTTCGGCGGCCTCGACCTCCCGGCCGACGAAGGTCTGACCGTCGAAAGACAGGCCCTTGAGGATCGCATCGTCCTCCAACTCGGACTCGCCCGCCGGCCGCAACACCGAAGGAATACGAGGACGCTCCGGCGCCTTGATCTTTCCACCTTGACGGGCAATCTGAGGCATGGGAGATCTCCAATTCTTCGAGACGGTCCGGAGCCTCAGAGTCTAGCCACAAAACACCCCCCGATAAGAACTCTACCGCCCGCAAGGACCCAAGAATTCATGGCCAAAATTTCTAGCGACAAGCTCTACACCTTCGAGGAGACCGACCGCACGTACGCGCCCCCGTACACCAGAGCCCAGTTCGTGACTCCCAGCACCGTGCGGGTGGGTGACTACGTCTTCCTGGCTGGGGACTTCCGCCGGGTGGACGACATGCGATCACGAGGTGGCCTAGGCCGGGTTTTGATACTGCGTGGGTACGGCCCCTGGCCCATGCCAGCCGACTGCGAGGTCCACCGCCGGTTCGAGCCCAAGCGCGCGTGGGGACTTCGATGACACTCGCCTCAGCGAAGCCTCGCTTCGAGCAGAACCGGCTCACCGTCCCCTACATCTCTGCTTGGGAGCCAGAGGTGGTGGCCATGCCCCAACTCACCGCACGGGCGGACCTATACGGCCGCCGTCTGGCGTTCGTAGATGAAGGTCCCCTGGACCGAGATCAACATGGAACGCTCTGGAGACCCCAAGGCCTCGCCCGCGGACAAGGCAAGGCCATCTTCGAAGCCGTGCACTCGCTACGGCAGCGACGCTGCATGTTCGACCTGCTGTGTCAGGTCTGCGGGGGCAGCACGCTGGAAGAGGACTTCGACCGGCAGTTGTACGTGATGAACAGTGCCAACGGCGTACCCATTCAAGAGGGCGAGCGCACGATGGCGCCTCCCATCTGCACCGGATGCGCACCGGAAGCTGTCACGAGTTGCCCCCGTCTCTACAACCGATTCGTTGCCGCCTACGTAGAGCGCTCATACCCGTGGGGCGTCTACGGCGTGCTGTACGACCCCTTCACGCTGCTGCCCGCGTCCAACCAACCCGTGGAGGTGCCTTACGGCGATGTCCGGCTTCGCTGGATGGTGGCTCACCGCAAGGTGTCCACCCTGCACCGGGTCACGCCTGCGGACCTGGCCACCCTGACGGCCGCCGTCAACTCCCTCTGATAGGCCGCCGAACACCAGAAGGCCCCCTCCTTGGAGGGGGCCTTCTGGCTGCCAGGATCACTACTTCTTGTTGGCGTCTTCAAACTTCTTCAGGAAGTCGGTGGAGGCGTGCTCCTGGACATGCTTGCCCAGAGCCTCACCCTTCAGCTTCTTCTCGAACGCGGTGTTGACCCAGCCCGGGATGCGGCCCTGTGCTGAAAGGGGCAGAGACGGCTTGGTAAGGGTCGCGGCCCAGGCACGTACGTCGGCTGCGTCGGGCCCAGACGACACTGCCCCCCGCTTCCCCACGCTCGGCCTGACGGTGAAGGAGGGGCCGGCCGTCACAGCCGGCCCGATGCCGTACTCATCCAGAGCATCCTCAAGAGCCTTCTTGCTCTTGTTGTACGCATCTTCCAGCTTGGTAAGGTGCTTCACCTTCTCAAGGTCGTCCACCTCACCCTCGTAGGTGTCTCCCTCGACTGTGAGCCGTACAACCTGCACGATTTCCACGAGTGCTCCAAGCTACGGGGCGGGTTGCACCTAACATGTCACAACCCAACTGGAGCCCAGACTACCTACCGGAGACGAAGCGCGACAACCCGCCTTCGTTCCAGCCACACGATGCGGTGAATCCCGGCCGACTTGATGAGCTTCAAACAGTCTTTGCATGCCGATCGAGTGATGTAGATCGTGGATTTTTGGCACGACGCCCAATCTGCGTAAAGGAGCGCATTCGCCTCGGCATGTGTTTCAAGACAGTCCTCGTATGAGGTGCCGGAGGGGACTTCCGAGAGGCACCGCGGACACTCGCCAGCGCTGCACGACGGGCCTCCTGGATACGATCCGTTGTATCCCGTAGAAACGATTCGCCGGTCAGCGCCGACCACCACAGCTCCGACACGGCAGCGGCAACAATCGCCTCGTTCAGCGACAGCCACAGCGATTCCGAGGAAGTAAGTATCCAGTCTGGACGCCCATCAAGATCCTTCACTTGCCGCGGCCCCACGCTTTTCCTGGTCGTAGTCAGCGGAGTCGATCAGCATCTGGAGCGTGACCTCATTGTCCGAGCAGCAGGTGCAGCCGCCTTCAGCGACTGTTTCCCCGGAGGGGTCGTGAATGAGGGCGGTGTATCCGTACTCGTCGCCCTCCACGTAATAGTCCGCGTAGCTCATTCGCCGGCCTCCACAACTTCAGTTCCGGTCGGAATCATGATGATCTGCCACACGTCTGCGGCCATGGCTTCAGCCAAATCCTTCGGTACGCCCCACTCCTTGGCTTCCTTCACGACTAGGCCGCAAAGCCGGGCGGCCTTGAACGCACTGGAGGCCACGTGCTCCAAAGCCGCATTCTCCATCTCCCTGGCGAACTCGCCGATCAACTCCTCGAATCCGTCCTTCTCGCTCATGCTGCCTCCTTGTGAATTATGTTGCAGAGATCGCAGACCTGGCCATCGGCCGTATATCCGCAGCCCCAGCTCTTTCCGTAGACCGAAACATCCGTGTCGATGAGTACGCCCTGCATGACTTCCTTCATGATCTGAGCGGCCTTTGTCGTGGCATTGAGGGCGTGCTCCTCCGGGAACTGGAAGATCACCTCGTCATGCACGGGCAGAAGCATGAATTGCCCGTATCCGGCTTCCAGGAGTCGCAGAATGGCCCGGCCAGTCACATCCCGGCTTGCGCTTTGCACGGCATAGTTGAGGGCCGCGTATGGGCGCCGCTTGTCCACGTAGAGGCGTCGGCCCGTGTTCGTGGTGATGTAGCCCTTCCGGCGCGCTTCTCGCTGAAGGTCCTCGGAGTACTGCTCCACGCCGGGGAAGACCTTGAAGAACCCCTTGATGGCTCGCTCAGCGACTTCCCGAGTGACGCCGGCCTGGCTCATCAGGGCGGCCGGCCCGCCTCCGTACACCGTCAGGAAGTTGGTCATCTTCCCTGTTTTGCGGTCTACTTCGGCGGCGTCCGCGGTGATCTGGTGAAGGTCGGCTTCCTCGCGGAACGCCTTTTTCATTGCCTTGTCTCCCGACAGGGCGGCCAGGACCCGGAGTTCCTGGGCCTTGTAGTCCACGGCGCAGATGACCATGCCCGGATCGGCTATAAATCCGCGCCGGACCAACGAGTCTCCGGAGGGGAAGGTCTGCGCGGGTATAGCTCCGGAGATCGACATCCGAGCCGTCCTGGCGCCCATCGAGCGGATATCGGCGTGCAGCCGGTGTGCCCCGTCTCGGTTGGCTAGGGCGTTGTCGAACCAAGTGGCCTTGGCTTTGGCAGCCTTCTTGCCCCGGTAGATGGCTTCGCACAGCGGGTCATCTATGTGGGCCTTCAGTAGATGGTCGTCCACCTTGGGCTGACCTGTCGGAGTCGTCTCGGTGGGGATGACGCCTCGGCTGATGACTGCCGCCCCAACCTGCCGGGGGCTGTTGATGTTCTCCAGTCCGAGCTTCGCCGCGATGTCCTTGTAGTGGTGCTCCGTGGAGGCCAGCTCGGCTGCCCGGTCCTCGATGTATGGCACGTCGGCCTTGATGCCGCGACGCACCATGTAGGCGCAGGCGGCTGCCAGCTCGTGTTCGTAGCGCACGAGCTTGCGGGCCGTGGTCGGAATCTGGGGCTTGAGGAGCTTCACCAGGCGGAAGGCGAGGATCGGGTCCATACCGGCGTAGAGGTTGAACCCCTCATGCTCCAGCGGGATCACCGGCCATATGTCCGCCTTCTTGATGCCCAGCTCCTTGGCGATGACGGTCATGCTCGCCTTCACCTCATCGGCCACCGTCGCGGAGACGTAGTGGCGGGTGAGTTCTTCGAGCGAGTGGCCTACGCCACCGTCTTTCCGACCTCGACTGTCTACGAGGTGGGCGGTGATGCGGGAGTCCACGAGGCGAGGGAAGACAGACTCGGCCGGCACCCCCCAGACTCGATCCATGCAGAGGATGTCGTAGGTGCCGTTCTGCATGGCCAGCTTCTCGATCCAGCCAACGGCCTTGATGGCGTCTTCCTGGAAGAGGCCACCCCTCTCGGTGGGGAGGACGTAGCTCTCGTGCGCGTTGCCGAACTGGGCAAGGCGTATACGGAAACCGTCCTCCCACCAAGAGAGCCCGTCAGTCTCGGTGTCGAAACCCAGGGCTCGGCGGTTGTTGATCACGAAGTGTCGGAATTCTGGGAGGTCTTCTTCAGTCTCAACTACGTTGATGCGGACTTCGGAGCCGTTAATGGCGTAGTTGATGACCTTCATTCGATTCCTCCGTATGTCACATCCCAACTTGATGGGCTCAAAAAGGGGGCTTATCTGCTTGCGACGCCTCACGCTCTGCGGTGAGGGCGTCATACCTGGCTTCCAGTTCCGTGTACTCCTGGACGGCTATGTCCAACTCGGCTTCGAGGCCGTCGATGTACGTGTTGAGCCGGTTGTTGACTTTCTGGAAGTGTGCATTGGTTCGGTTTGCCATCTCAACTTCCAGGCGAAGCAGTCGGATTTGGTTCGCCTTCTTCCCAAGCATCAGTAAGTCCCTTCCAGGATCGAGGGGAACTCAGGCTCGGAAGGTTCAGGTCCGATGCGTCGCTCGACGGTCATGTTGCAGTGGTCGTAGACCCAGAGGGGGATTTCGTCCCAGCTATCGAACACCGGCCGCCCCCAGAGCCGCAGTGACCTCGTTCAGCCGCTCCTCGGCGCCCAAGCCCTCTTCCCAAGCCATCTCGCGAGCGGCGTCAGCCTTGATGCGCTCCAAGTGGCCCTTCCGGTCAGCGAGGTGCTTCACCAGGCGCACGTACCGGTGACCGCTTCCAGTGCCCTCGGCATCGCGCTTGAGCTTGGCTACCTCTTCACCGAGCTGGCGCGCGGAGTTGCGTGCGTCTTCGTAACGCTTGAGCCAGTACCGCTTGGCGTCTTCGACCTCGCGGGCCTTGCGGGTCACCTCGGCAAGGTCCTTGCGAAGCGACTCGATGAGCGCCTTGTTCTCCTCCTTGACCTCGATCGTGACCTTGCTGAGCGGCACGTTCTTGAGATCGATCTCCGAGTTGCCGGCCTCGTAGGCATTCGAGGTCCACATGTAGGTCATTCGTTCACTCCGGGGGTTTCACAGGCCGGGCATGCGGCCTGGAGTTCAGGGGTTGCGTTGCGGGGGTACTGATCCACGAATGCGAAGCCACAGGCGCATTCGTAGTAGGCCAGCACGTCTACGAGCTCTGCCATCAGGGGGCAACTCGCCCGTGCTTCACGAACGCCTCGTGCGTGGTCGGCATGAGGCGCTTGAAGTGCTCCTCCATCTGGTCAGCAACCATCTGGATCTCGACCTGGGGGAATGACTTGTACTTCGCGTCGTCGCTCTTGGTGCGCAGCGAGAGGAAGTGCATCAGCGACCGCGGATTGCAGGTGACGTAGAAGGTGCTGAAGATGCCGACAGGCAGCACGGAACGGGCAACTTCACGGGCGACGCCTGCGGCCAGCATGTTCTGGTAGGACTCCCAGGCCGTGGCGTAGGCAGTGCGGGTGGACTCGGAGGCCACGAACCACTGCTCGAACGTGCCTGGCTTGAAGTCGTACTGGCCGGCCTTGCCCACCTGGACTAGGGGGCGTTCCCCGGCCGGTACGTAGAAGACGGGCTCCAGCTCGCGGTAGCGGCCGGACTCCTCGTTGTAGGACATTCCGGCGCGGTGCCTCATGAACTCGCGGACGACGAAGATTGGGGCGGAGATCCGGAACGTGAACGAACCGTGCTCGAAGGGGCTGCCGTGCCGATCACGGAGCAGGAAGCTGATGAGGCCTTGATCCTTCTCCTCGTCGCGGTCCAGGGCATTGCGGCCGATGGTGCTGACACGAGCGGCCATGCAGATCATCTCGTCAGTGGCGAGCTGCTGCACCAGCCCCACGTCCATGGTGCTTTTGAACCTCACGATGACCTTTCAGGAGTACCGGGGCCGGGCCGGCGACCCGGCCCCGGTGTCACATCTCAACTTTGAGAGCTGGCGAAATTGCTAGTTCTTCAGCTCGAACTTGCCGGACTTCTTGTTGAGGAAGGCGGGTGCGCACTTGTCGTCGCCCTTACGCTCGTCGGCGTTGCAGAAGTACGCCTCCCAGGTGCCCTTGGCGACATGGGTGCGACCGTGCTCGCAGTCGGTGACGCCCTGGTGACCGCCGTCGCCTCCGGAGTTCTGGACCTTGCCGCCGGAGAAGCTGTTCTTGCCTGCGGGCTTGGCGCCCTTGTCCTTGGCGTTCAGTTCGGTGCTGTACTTCTGGATCTTGGCCATGCGCTTCATGAGGGAGGCGAGCGCGCTGGCCTCCTCGTCGAGCATGGCGTCCATGTCGGCGACGGTGGCTGCACGGAGGACGAGGAGCGAGGCGTCATAGCCTTCGCCGCCCTTGAAGCTCAGCGTTACGCCTTCCTGCGTGTGGGTGGTGGGAGTGGTCATGGGCGACTCCTTGGGGGTCTCGGCAGTGGTGGTATCGGTGGTCGGCTCGCCCCAGGGGGAGCTTCCGAAGGGGTTCTCGCTCATGAATGAATCCTTTCAAATTTGAGTGTCACATCTCAACTTGTGGTGCTGTGAAGTGGATCTCAGATTGGACAGGCGCCAGAGGCACAGACCTCGTCATATCCCGTATCCCATACGGCCTCGCCCACAATGGCGACTTCATAGAGATAGCGCTCCTTCGAGATCCGCTCATAGGGCGTCTGGGGGCGGCTCATCTCCGGGAAAATAGTCGTCCCCTTGAGCGCCGGCATGTACCCGAGCATCACTCGGGCAACGTCATCCGGGCCGTACTTCTCCGGATCGACAGAGGCCGTGTACGAGACCGCCTGGTCGGCCCACAGCTCCTGGTAGAGCCGCTGCACGGTGAGCATCTGCACGAGGCTCAACTCCCCCGCGTGCTCGAACACATCGGCCAGCTCGGGGTGCGCGGCCAGAAGCGGGTCCATGGTCGGGATCTCGACCACGGACGTGGTGGCTCCGTAGACACAGGGCTCCACCTTGTACCCCTTCCCGCGGTACTCCTCCACCTGCGCCTTCTCCGAGGGCTCCAGGTCCGAGAAGCGAATCCGGCGCAGGAAGTAGGCCGCGAAGGGCGCGTGGATGCCCTCGCCGCTGACGGAGGCCAGCTTGCTCGTGGTACCGGTCGGGGCGATGACTCGCTTCTTGATCGGCACGGGGATACGCAGCTCGTTGGCGTATTCGGCTGCGGACTGGTCCACGGTCTGGGCCATGAACTTCAGATCCGAGCGAACCCGCGGATTGTAAGGAGCGCTGCTGTACTTGATGCCCTGCTTGAAGAGGAAGTCGGCAAAGCCCAGATGCCCTACGCCGATCCTGCGGTACTTGCTGATCGCCTCCTGCGACTTCGGGTCGGCCACCTTCGCGAAGGTGGCTCGGATCAGGTAGCGGGTGGCGTAGCGGTGAGCGTCGTAGAGGCCCTGGCTGTCCGACTCGCCATCCCGTACGAATGCCCCGAGGTTCACGGAGCCCAGGTTGCAGGGCTCCCAGGGGGTCAGCGTGGCTTCCCCGCACGGGTTGGTGGTGTAGGTACCGTCTACCTCCCCCACACTCGTCAGCGAGCGGTTCCAGAAACCAGGCTCCCCGTTCTTGAGCGCACCCTCGGCGAGGGCCTGCATGACCTTCACCGCGTGCTCCTGGCCGTCCTCGACGGCCGTGAGGAAGTGGTCGTCCACTTCCACGCTGATGTTGGTCGTCCACATGGCGAGCTGATCGCCCTTGACCTTCAGGAACTCCCAGATGAGCTGGTCATCCCAGGCCATGATGCTCATGCGTGCGGAGCGCCGAACTCCCCCTGCCACGACGGCCATTGCGATCTGATGGTCAATGGCCATGGCGTCCATGCCGTTCATCGGCCACCCTGCGGCGTCGGTGAGGATCTTGCCGACCTCGACCATCATCTTCGCGAACGGCAGCGGCCCCGATGCGGTTCCGCCGAAGTTGCGCAGTGGCGTCCCCTTGCCGCGGACCCTGCTCACGTCATAGACGCGGTTCTCGTGCCGGGTGTCTGGGCTGTGGGCTGTGTCGATCAGGTCGCCCAGGGCTCCCGCCCAGCCTTCGCGGGAATCCTCCACGCTGTAGGCCCCGGCCCACTCGTAGTCGTACTCGGTGCTGATGACGCCGGCCTCGACCAGATCGAGGTAGTCAGGGTGTGCCGGGTCGCAGACGATATGGACGTGGACCCGGTTCTCGATCGCGGAGAACCCACTGAAGTACCGGCTGCTGTAGTTGGCGCCGACGCCACCTCCTTCGGCCAGGCGAAGGAGAGTGAAGCGGAAATGTTCGGCCGGGTCCGCAGGCACCCAGCCGCTCGCCCAGCAGTTGTTCAGCGCAAAGTCGTTGACGCCGCTCGACTTGAGGTGGCGGCCTGCGGGCAGGAACCGGAAGCTCTGGATCAGATCAATGAGGGCCTGGCGCTCGCCCTCCTCAATGTAGCGCTCCGGTACGAGGGCGAGGTTGCCGTCCACGACTCGCTGTACGGTCTCGGGCCAGGATTCCATCTCACCGTTGGGCGTCTTGCGAGAGTAGGTGCGCTTGAAGACGGTCTCTGCGGTCTCGGTTGTGAACAAGGGCGTCTCCTCAGTGGGTGTCGGTGTAGGTGGTGTTCAGCATGTGCATCAGGAACGGGAAGTCCTGTCGGTCAATGTTGACCTCGAAGGACCCTTCATCGGTGTGAACGCCCAGGTAGACGGCACTGGTTCGGCCACTGTCATGGACGACTTCGATCTTGACGTCCGCGCGGGAGTGAACCTGACGGGTCTCGATCATGCGTGGACCTTCCTGCGGATCGAGCGGTTCATCTCGTACGAGAGCGCGATGACACCGCGATGGCACGCCTTCTTGTCGGCCTCGCTGCCAATCGGCAGTCCGTAGACGTAGTGCGCCATGAGGAGCTTCTGATACCGGTCGTTGAGCTTCTTCAGGCCGGCCTCGGCCTCCATGCGCGCGGTGTGAAGGTTGTCGGTGATCTCGCAGTGATTGAGCGTGTCTTTCTTGCCGATCATGTTGGCGAATTCATCCGTGGTGTAGATCAGGAGCTTGAGAGCATTCCTGGCCTCGTCCGCGGTGTAGAAATACTCGCTGTCCATAAGGTCTCGGTAGACGCGCTCGCGGGCGGCGTAGCGCTGGCCGGCCGTGTAGAAGATCTTTCGCATAAGGCGCTCGTTGTCGGCCACGGGAGCAATGTTCTTTCGCTCGCGAAGCGCGTGCTCCAGCATGGCCTGCTTCACGTCGTCGGCTTCAACGATGTGCCAGCGCTCGGCAACGACACAGGCGACTTTGCCCGCCAGGTCGGCAAGGTGCCCCCAGTCGATTGGGTTTTCCTGCATGGTTCCCTTACTTGATGGTGGTGATCTCGGACGCGTCCAGACGCTTGCTACCTCGGGACCACTTGCCGCAGCCCTCACAGCGGTAGCGCTGGAACGCGCTGACGGCCGTGTACGCCCGGCCTTCCTTCTTCAGGTCCTCGGAGCCGCAGTTGGGGCACTGGTGGTCGTCGCCCTGGCCGTCGTAGAGCTTGTGGTTGGGGTGAGTGGGAATCCACGGCAACAGGTAGTCGTAGAGGGATTCGGTGACCTTCACGTCCTGGCAGTTGTACTGCCGCATCAGGCGCCACGCCTTCTCGTCACCGGAGAGGCAGTCCACCCATAGCTGGTGGCCGGTGTGCGCGGTCTTCTTGCCGATCCCGAGCTTCTGCACCACGTAGTCGAGCTTGTTGCTCGGGAAACGGAACTGACGCTTGACGACCTTGAGTAGATCGACCTGGGCGAAGGGGGCCGGAGGAGCGAGGCCGGCCTCAAGGAACTCCCGGTTGAGGTGAGGTATGTCGAACCGCTGTCCGTTGAAGTGGACAACCGCGTCTGCCTCTTCGAGGAGAGCGTGAGCGGCCTGGATCATCGCTGCCTTGCCGTGTTGGTGGGCGCTGTAGAACATGACGTTCTTCGCGTCGTACCACTTGGCCGCGAAGCAGATGACTTCACCGGACTCAAGGAGCTGATTCATCCCGACGTTCTGATTCCAAAGCCCCCAGACGTGGGCCAGATTGGGGGAGGTCTCCAGGTCGATGGTCAGAATCTTCATGCGGTCTCCACTCGGATGTTGGCGATGTATTTCTCGGCGTACCAAATGAGCTTCTTCAGGTCCTCTGAACCGCCGTCCTGGTGCTTGTGCTGGCACCGCAGAAGGTATTTAGTCATGTTGCCGAGCAGGTATCCCTGGAATCCTTCGTGGCTCATTGAGCCCTGAATGACGTCGATGACCTCGTACTTGCCCTGCATGTAGTGCGACGGGGAGTTGACCTTGTCGGGCTTCTCATAGCCCACGCGCGGCTCTGTGGTGATTTCGTAGCCGGGGAATGCGACGGTGCGGCCATCGCTGAACTTCAGGTCGTAGAAGTCGATTCCGCCCGAGTGCTGCGGGTAGCCGGCCTCGACGGTGGCCTTGGCCTGCTGCACGTAGACCGTCTGCCCTGCCTGGTACTTCATTCCAAACCGCACTTTTCTCGAAGGGCCCTGGGGCCGTGCTCGTTCACGAACTTGTTCACGTCGGACTTCTTGCCGAACTCGATGGGGACGACGTTGGGGAGCCGTTCGGCCAGCATGTGTACGAACTTCTCGCCCGGCTCGTCCCCGTCCGTGAAGGCGAAGACCACCTCGTATCCGAGGAAGGCGGGGTCGAAGTGGTCTCGCCAACCGCTGACGCCGGGGACGCCTACGGTGGGGATGTCGGCCAGCTCGGCGCTCGCAGCGTCGAACTCGCCCTCGCTGAGCCCGAGGTACCGGGACGGTTTGATGAGGGCCCTTGTGTTGTAGAGCAGGGGCTTGGAGCCGGGGAGGCTCTGGTACTTCCCGTGGCCCTCGTGCAGTTCCTCGTCCCGCCAGGTGCCGTCCGGGTGCTTGAGGCACGCCTCGGTGATGCACCGGAAGCGCAGGGTGGCCACTGCGTGCTCGCCACCGGCCGGCCTGATGTACGGGATGGCCAGGCGCCCGAGGTGCTTCTCATGTCCCGTAGCGGGGTGCTCGACGTACCCGAATCCCAGGGGAGTTGCGAGACTGGCCAAACCGCGGTGGCTGATGTACTGCTCGGCCGGGCTTCCCGGGTAGCTCTGGCTGTACCTCTGGGCTATCTCCACCAGCGAAGCGGCTTGCGGCGAACTCTTGAGCAGCACGGAATCCCACTCCTTCCTTTCGCATGATCACGTCGTAGCTGTCCTCGCTGATGTCGCAGGCGAAGCAGTGCCAGCGCTTCTTGAATGAACTAACCGATGCCGACGGGTTCTCTTCGGGGTGTTCGGGGCAGTGGATCTTCTGCCAGCCGTCCTGCTCCTTCAGACCAACCTCGGGGTAGTAGTGCCGGAAGACATCAGCGATACCCGGCTTCCACATGTCACATCCCAACCTTGACGGCGCGCTCAATACGAAGCTGCTTGATGGCGTCCACCTCCGTCTTGACCATCTCGGCGAGGGCCTGGATCGGCATGACCTGACGGAGGGCACCGGTGCGGCACTTGTAGACGACGGTGGCCGTCTCGTGGAGACCGAGCTCGGCTTCCGCCTCCAGGAGCCGGGCCAACTTGGCCAGGCCGGTCTTGCGGGTCAGGGTGACGTGGAGCCGTCCGCCGTCGTACGAGATCACTTCTTGCCGTCCTCTCGGTGGTACCGCTTGCCTATGAAGCGGATTGCTGGGGGGTCTTCCAGGTAGTCGGCCGCATTGCGGGCGACCTGGGGGTCGTTGCGCAGGCCGCGGGCGAGGAGTATCCGATTGCACCTTGCACAACAGAGGCCGCGCACGATTCCCGTGGTGTGGTCGTGGTCCACGTCGAGCCGCTTTGCCCTGGACTGCTTGCAGATGGCGCAGACGCCACCCTGGGCCGCCAGCAGCCGGGCGTAGTCGCCGGCCTCAAGGCCGTAGACGGAGACCCGGGCCTCATGCGACGCGGCGCTTCGCTTCTTCTTGTGGCACGTGGTGCAGATCCTCGCCCTGGTGGAGGTGAAGAACCTCTCCGCGCGATTCTTCTCGCATCGGAGGCAGGGTCGGTATCCGCTCTTGGGCTTCTTCATGCCCTCTTCCTCGCTGACTTCAGTGTGTCACATCCCAACTTGCGGAGCAAATTTAAATATTGTGAGTCAGAACACTTCCTCGTCCAGGTCGGTGATTTGCAGGTTGGACGTGTTCACCTCGAACGAGGCGTACGTCTCCCCAGAGGGGTCTGTGAAGCCCTCTCGATTCTTGACCGGCGAGATATGCAGGGTCCTGCCCTGCATTCCGTCCACCTCGGCATGGATGGTGAGCACGACGGAGGGGACGCGCCCGATCTTGCCCTTCACGCCATCGAGCGGGATGGGCTTGATGCCGGAGCTGTACTCGCCGACCACGTGGTGCATGGCCATCACGTGCGCGCCGGTCTCGCGCGCCATCTCATTGAAGTAGTCGCACAGCCCCTCCAAACCGAAGGTGTACTCCTCGGCGTTCGAGGAACCTCCTCCGTCAACGTTGGTGATGTTGTCAATGACAACCAGATGTGGGTAGCAGCCGAAAACTTCGCGGTAGCACTCAAGGTGCAGTTCGATGTCCTTGGGGGTGGGCCGCGCCTGGTAGTTGAACCGCAGCCACCACCTCTTCGCAAGAGCCGCCTCGTACGCAGCAAAGGAGCCGTCGTCGGCCACGAGAGCCTTCTTGACCTCACGGGCGCTGTCGCCAGTGATCATCGCCGTGGCCCTGGAGAGCTGCGTAGCAGCCGTGCTGTCCGCACTGACGTACAGCGTGGGGACGTTGGACCAGGTGGCCAGGAAGAGAGCCATGAGGCTCTTGCCGGTACCTCCGCCAGCGCAGACGACGGAGAAGTCGCCACGCCTGAACTCGACTTCGAGCTTCTGGAGTCCGCGATACGGGGAGGGGATGGGTTCGCCGGCCGCCCCCCGAACAAGGACCGACTGATTCAGACTGAACACTGCTTCACCTTCCTATGGAATGTCACATCTCAACTTCGAGAGCGAAAAGAACACGCATGGGACACATCGCAAAATCGGCAACCGAAACCTGGCTTCGCCGGGAAGTCGCCTGACTTCACGCCTTGATCCATGCTCACGATGCGCTCGGTGATCGCGTCCTGGTCTGCGTCGGCCATCTTGACCGGCCGGGAGACCCGGTGATCCTTGGCGAGGTACCAGTCGCCGTTGGTGACCTGCTCGTCCGGGTAGAGCTGATTCAGGGCCAGGCCGTACACCCACAGCTGGAATTTGCTCTTGGTGCTGCCGGTCTTCAGGTCTCGCACACGCAGGGTCTCGTCCTTATTCAGAACTACTTGGTCGATGTACCCGCGGAGCTTGACGCCCTCGAAGTCGACCTTGAAGTACATCTCGACGGCCGGGGCCTCGCCGTCCGGGCGCCAGAGCACGGGGGCCTGATCCTGTACGTACTCGACGTACCGGCGCGTCTGCTCGGTGCCCTTGGCGAACCTGTCCTCCAAGTCGTCAGCGGCCGTGCCGCGATTCGCGCGCATCCATTGGTCGATGTCGTTGACCTTGCCCAGGTCACGATTGATGCCCTTGCTGTACTCGTCCTGGAAGACAGTGACGGCCTGGTCGGCCGTCAGCTCGCGGCCGGACTTCTCGAAGTGCTCAGCGGCCGTGTGGAACGCGGTGCCATGAGTGCTCCACGCTGCCGGCCTGGGCTCGATCCTCTCAACCCTCTTGAGCCAGCTCTTGTATGGGCACTCCTCGAACTCCGTGATCTGGGAGACGGAGCGAGGCATCAGTACCCAGCGCGTGTAGTTGGCCTCGATGGTCATACATACCCCTTGAAAATTTCGACCTGAATGAACCGGGTGGAGCCCTTCATGCGCGGATGCGGCCAGTCGAACTCCTCGTGGAGGATGATCTCGGCATCCTCCAGGCGGCATTCGATGAGTTCTTCGAGATCCACAATCATCTCTCCTTCGAATTCTTCCGCTGAATCACCAACAGTGATGCAGATGACCTCCCCAAGACCGTGTGCTGCCATGGTCACAACCCCGAGGCCGCGGTGTAGTTACGACTCCTGCATGTGAGATCCGCCCCGGATACAGCCGCCATGACCTCCTCCGCGCGTTCACTGATCTTGAGGTTTTTGAAGGTCTCGAACACTTTCTAATGGCTCCTCGGTCATAGGGCCTAGCGGGCCGAATAACGGCGGAGCAACCGCAGAATCACTCTACGACACTCCGGGCAGGAAAGTGTCACATCCCAACGGTTGTGTAGATCACACATCCCCCCGCCCCGCAGGATGATCAGTGATACCAGAAGTGCACCGGTAAGTGCTTACCGGTAAGTAGGTACCGCTCTCCATTCACATACAGTGGAGGGAGAGGCCGCTCGGGACCTTCGTCCCTGACGCCCGGGACCTTTGGCCCGGCATGTGCGCACATATTCGGAAGCGACCACTCCGCAAGCCTGCATATGCTGAGGTCTCTGGCAAGATTCGATCAAACGTTCGCATGAGGAGGGGGCCGGGGTGTGTGCCGACCGAGGCCGCGGCTACGACATGACCGATCTGATCGCCGCGTCCAACTTGACGAGGTATCTCAAGGCGTGGCGCGCTGCGCGCGGGGCCGCGCTGGGGCTGGGGAGAGCTCTGCCACAGAAGGATGTGGTGCAGGCCAGCGGGATGTCCGACAAGTGGTACCGAATGTTCGAGGCCGGCCTACCGGTCACCTACGACGCCGAAGTGCTCCAGCGCATCGCTGACTGCCTCGGGCTCGACCACGCTGAGCGGATGACGCTCTTCCTGATGACGATGGGCGTGCCTTCGCCTCATGGAGTCACGTCCAACCGCGACGACCCCGAGCTGTTGCCGATTTCCTGGATTCTCGACCAGCAGGGCACACGCCCCGCCTATGTGTCCGACGAAGACTGGAATGTGGTCGCTTTCAATCAGCCCATGGGCCAGTGGTTCCCCTGGGTGGCTGAGCCAGACGCCAATCTCATGCGATGGACCCTGCTCCACCCGGACGCTCGCGTGCAGCTGGAGAGCTGGGAGAAGCATTGCCGCGTCTACCTCGGCATGATCCGCATGGAGATCGCTCGACGAGGCACCGACACCGCTATCGCGCGCATCCTGCTTGCCGCCCTGGAGGACCCGCTGATCGGCGCGTTCTGGGAGGAAGAGACCACGGTCGTCAGCAACCGGGACGGCCACCACTTCCGCGTCCGCGTCCCGTACAACAACGACGAACCGAGGGACGTGATCAGCCAGGTATGCACCCCGGCCAAGTTCCCCACGTTGCGCCTCGTTTTCCTTACCTGGGGCGACGGCATCGACAGCTTCGACATACTCGGAACAACTGAAGGACAGCAGTAGTGCCCCGCTACACCTACCTGTGCCCCCTGCGCTGGGCCGACATGGATGCCAACGGCCACATGAACAATGCGGTCTACAACACGTACCTGGAGGACACTCGATTCCGGATGTTCTCCGACCTCGTGCCTGACGACCCCGCCGAGCGACTTGCCTGCAACTTCGTCGTGCGCGAGCAGACACTGCGCTACGTACGTCCGCTCGTCTACCGCGAGCAGCCGGTCAGGATCGAGGCATGGGTGGAGGACCTGAAGGGCGCCTCCTTCACCATCCGGTGCACGATCCAGGACGACGACGATGTTTATGTGGAGTCCCGCACGCTCATAGCCGGCTTCGACTCGATCGCCCACCGTGTCCGCCGCTTCCAGGAGAAGGAACGCGAGGCAATCGCCGCGTTTGCCGCGTAAGAGAGCGCGCGCGAGAACAGTGCTTCCGTGCTCATGCCAGCACCCACGCTGGGAAACCATGAAGGCCCTTGGCTTAGCCAAGGGCCTTTGTGCTGCTCACGGGTACTTGCCTCGTACAGGGTTATGCCGAAAGAGTAATTGCTTCGAGGACTTTGCCCTCGGGCAGATCAACATCCGCGGGCCAGCGGAAGATCAGGTCACCGTCTCGCGCTTCCCTGTCCACGAGCTCGAACCCATCCTTGCTCTGCGGGTCGTAGTCGATGACTTTCTTGTCACGGATCAGTCGAGCACGCAGGCGCTTCGCGGCCACACGATGACTGTCCTTGGCCGTGTCATCACCCATGGCTACGCGCAGGTAGGCCATGACAGCCTTGCCGAGGTACGAGGTGTGATGGCTGCCAGCGCCCTGCGTTCGCTTCACCGTCCAGGGGATGGCGTCCTCGATCACCTGCCTGGACACCGCCTGACGGTAGTAGCCAGCCTGGGTGAGGGCCTTGTTCACGGCCTGGCCCACCACGCCGTACCGGGCGCCGATCTGGTCATCCGTGAGCCCCTGCTCCTTCATGCGGATCAGCGTGTTGACGTCCGGAAGAACCTTCTGCACCCGACTCCCCGTCCTTAATTGCTTGATCAACTAACACCGTTGTGCTTCTGACCCTAGCACTCGATCTTGTACACCACACTCCGAACGGTTGCCCTCACATCCCAAAATGAGGCCTACCTCACAGCCCCGTCACTCACCGTGCCCAGTCGAGCGAGACCTGTGTCACATCCCTACCTCGCATCGTCCCCCGAGCACCTTCAGGACACCGACATTTATAGTGAGAAGAAGAAAGAGAGAAGAAGCTAGTTAGAAGCTCTTTAAAGAAAGGTCAGGCTAGGCCAGACCTACTCTCAAAGATTCCTTCCTGTAGACCTCCCGTTGAGTTCATCCGGTAGAGATCCAGGAAGGTGTTGGCCCCGGCTGCCAGATCAGAACCCAGCCGGGGCCACTCATCCGGCCGGCCGAGATTGATCCCCTCTGGTCGGCGAAGGCCGGATCGCTACCGGCTGGAATCGCGGTGTAGGCGCGCACTCCTCCCTCTCCGGGAGGCAGCTCAGGGTTCGAGTCCCTGTCGATTCACCTATCCCGATGCAGCAGCGCATCACACACAGACATCTGAACCGGATGGTCCGGCCTCATCGGGATTCAACTTCAAAGGGGGTGGGCTGATGCCGCGTGCCAAGAGCGTCTGCTACGTCAGCGGCTGTACCAGGACCACGGTCCGCTCGGGCCGGTGCGACGAGCACGCTCCCCCTGCTCGAAGGGGTTGGGACAGGAAGTCCGCCCGGAACGAGTCCCGGCCCGGTGACTGGTCCTCCCGCAGGGCCCGGGTCCTAGCTCGCGACCGGTTCACCTGCCAGAAGTGCGGCACCAGGGAAAACCTCCAGGTCGATCACCTGGTGCCCGTGAGCCGTGGCGGCTCCTGGGAGCTGGACAACCTCTGGGTGCTCTGCGGCAAGTGCCACGCCCTCAAGACCTACTACGACGACCGTCGCTCCTGATGAGCGGCGGTTAGTTCATTCATGGAGTGATGATGCGATGACCCCCGACGCCTGGGCCGACGAGTACGACCAGGAGCACGCCGGCCTCCGAGTCCAGCGCCCGTCGAAGGCCGCGCTCAAGCGGGAGTGGCACCGTTCCGCGGTGGTCGAGCTGGAGGAGCTCGGCGAGCTGTACGGGGTCTCCTCCGATCTGCTGAAGAGGGCGGTCTGATGGCGACGCGACGCGGGCCGGCGCCCAACCCCAACGCGGTCCGCCGCAACACAAATCACGCCTTGGGTGAGAAGACCCTCTCCGGTCAGGCCGGTGAGGGCAGGGAGCTGCCGAAGGCCCTGGGGATCTCGACGGCCGGGGCCAAGCGCTTCTGGCGCACGTGGGCTTCCTCCCCTCAGACCGAGGACTGGTTGGAGACCGACTGGGCCGAGCTGGAGATCGTCACCAAGCTCGTGGATGCGTTCTACCTGGGCGACATGAAGTACGCCGGCGAGATCCGTCAACGCGTCGGCAAGTGGGGTGCCACCACTGAGGATCGCGCCCGCTTGCGCATGTCCTTCGACAAGTCGGTTGAGGTCGAGAAGTCCCAGGACGGGCCCAAGAAGCTCACGGATGAAGACATGGACAAGGAGCTGTTCAAGCTGCTTTCAGAGGGTTAGAGGTGACGTGCCGTGGCTCAAACGGGCAACCTGCCCAGCGGAGTTCCGGCACCGCACGAAACTCTTGGCTACCAGATCATTCGCTGGGCTCAGACGTACATCGTTCAGCCTGACGGGGATTCCGCGGGTGAGCCGTTCAAGTTCACTCCCGAGCAGCTCAAGTTCGTTCTCTGGTACTACGCCATCAATCCGGACGGGACCTGGAAGTACGCGGCCGGCACTCTGCGCCGGGCCAAGGGTTGGGGCAAGACACCGCTGCTCGCCGCGTTGGCGATCGTGGAGTTCATCGGCCCCTGCCGCTTTTCTCACTGGGCCGAGACCGGGATGCCGGTGGCAAAGCGCGTCCCCCTTCCAGTGGTTCAGCTCGGTGCCACGGCGCTAGACCAGACGCAGCAGACCCTCGACATGATCCGCGGAATGCTCTCCGAGTCTCCGGCCGAGAAGGAATATGGCCTGGAGATCAGCAAGTCCATGGTGCAGTTCAAGTCCGGCAAGCCGGGCTCGATCTCCCCCAAGGCCACTTCCGGTCGAACCAATGAGGGCAACCGACCCACCTTTATCGTGATGGACGAGGTCCATCACTGGGTCAGCTCCAACGGCGGTCCTGACTTCTATCAGGTCCTCAAACGGAACGTCGAGAAAACGACGAAGGCCGGCTCGCGCTGGGTGACCACCACCAACGCCTTTAATCCCAACGAGGATTCCGTAGCGCAGATCATCTACGAGTCCGACATGGTCGCGCAGGGCTTCTGGCTCTATGACTGCCTGGAAGGCTCGATTGAGGTCGAGGACATCCGGGATGAAGAGAAGGTCAAGGCCGCCCTCATCGAGGCGTACGGGGACGCTCACTGGGCCGACATCAACGGCCTGACGAAGACGATCCTCTACGACCGCACGACGCCGGACTCTACGTACTGCCGGTTCTTCTTCAATCAGATCGCTGAGTCCAGCGACGGTTGGATGAACAAGGCCGAGTGGGACGCCTGCGAGAGCGTGAACGACATCAAGCCGGGCGAGCAGATAGCCATTGGCTTCGACGGGAGTGTCCGCGGAGACGGCACAGCTTTGGTCGGCATCAGGCTTCACGACGCCAAGCTGTTCACGCTCGGCCAGTGGCTCAGGCCCGAACACGCCAAGGACGACTGGGAAGTTGATGTCCTCTCCGTAGAGGCCGCGGTGAAAAGGGCCTTTGATACCTACCGGGTCGAGTGGATGTACGCCGACCCTCCCTGGTGGCAGGAGAACATCGGCCGCTGGGCGGTCGAATGGGGTGACGACTACGTCTTCGAGTACTGGACCAACAAACCTACCCGGATGGTTCAGGCCGTCGAGCGTTTCCGTACGGCCGTCATGGTCGGAGACCTCTCCCACGTCGGGGAACCTGAGCTAACTCGCCATGTCCTACAGGCGGTTGTACGTGAGGTGCCACAGGGCGACTTGATCACCAAGGACTCGCCACGATCCAAACGAAAAATCGACCTCGCGGTGGCTGCCGTACTTGCACTTGAAGCACGCGCTGACGCGATTGCTGATGGGCGTCTCCAGATCAAACGGAGGCGGGTAGTCGGTTTCTGAGCCCCGCATGAAAGGGGCTCAGATGGTTTCTGCTCTCGACAAGTCCATAGGGCAGGAAGGCGTGATGTCGCCTCCGTCCACTCCGCAGATGTGGATGGACTACCTGTCCTCGAAGCTCGCTTCCCGGTCGGGAAACTACAAGCGTTACGGCGAGTACTACGACGGCAAGCATCAGAGGATGTTGTTCGCCCAGTCCAAGTACCGGACGGAGTTCGCGCACATCTTTGAGCGCTGGAACGACAACTTCTGTGGATTGATCATCGACTCAGTTAACGAGCGCATGTTCATCGACGGATTCAGGCTCTCGAAGGAGCCCGAGGAAGACGAGCTGGCTCGCGAGATCTGGCAGCGGAACCGGCTCGACTCCGAGTCCAACTCAGCGCACCTGGACGCGATGATCCAGGGCGCGGCCTACGCAATCGTGTGGGGCGACGAGGAGGGCAAGGCGGTCATCTCCATCGAGTCCGCGGAACACGTCGCCATCCAGTACAAGCCCGGCTCGCGGCACGACATCGAGGCCGCAGCGAAGTTCTACGTGGATGACTGGGGCCGTGCGTTCTGCACCCTGTGGTGGAGGGACAAGGTCTACACGGGTGACTGGAAGATCGGTGGTTACTCGATCGACCGGACGGAGCCGAACCCTCTGGGCCGGCCTCCGGTCGTTCCGATCCAGAACCGTTCCCGGCTCGTTGGTGAACCGATGTCGGACCTGGCCACGGTCATCCCGCTCCAGGACGCGATCAACAAGACGGTCGCTGACTCCCTGGTGGCGTCTGAGTACGCCGCCTGGCCCCAGCGCTACGTCACGGGTCTGGAAATCCAGGAGGACGAGCACGGCAACCCGGTCGAGCCGTTCAAGGTCGCGGTGGACAAGTTGCTCCAGGCCGAGGACCCTGCGGCCACCTTCGGGCAGTTCGCCGCCGCTGACCTGAGCAACTATGTGGCCCTCGTTGACATGCTGGTCCAGCACATGGCGAGCATCAGCCGCATCCCCTTCCACTACATGCTCAAGGGCGGGCAGCCTCCTTCTGGTGACGCGATCACCTCTGCGGAGGCCGGCCTTGTCAGTAAGACACGGGAACGGATGCTGCACTTCGGTGAGGCGTGGGAGCAGGTCATGAGGTTGGCCATCGCCGTCGAGAACGGCGGCTCGCTCCAGGAGGAGTACGAAGCCGCCGAGGTTATCTGGCGCGACCCCGAGAACAGGACCGAGGCACAGCACATCGACTCGTTGCTGAAGCTCCAGCAGCTCTCGGTGCCGAAGCAGCAGCTCTGGCAGGACGCGGGTTACACCCCGTCCCAGATCGCTCGCTTCGACCAGCTGCTTGAGGAGGAGGCCCGCACCGAAATGGAGCGTGCCGACAAGTACCAGACTCAGGCGCAGAAGCAGGAGCTTGAGCTTGAGCTTGCGAAGCAGGGTGCTGACTCGAAGCTGGCTGTGGACGAGGCAAGCATCAAGGCCAAGTCCGCAAAGGACGCTCAGAAGCCCCCGCAGGGCAACTCCGGTAACGCGAACCGGCGACGGTTCGAGAAGTAGCCCCGAAATGGGGCTCTTATTTTTCCTCCCGAAGTTGGAATGTGAGACTTCGGCCGATCCGAAATGGATGATCACGTGGACGAGATGACGAACGACCTGACCACTACCGGACAGGGCAAGGGGGCGGAGGGCCAGATGCCCGACGCATCCGCACTTCAGGCTGAGATCGACAAGTGGAAGGCGCTGAGCCGTAAGAACGAGGACCGGTTCAAGCAGGCGTCCACAGAACTTGAAGGCTTCCGCCAGTCACAGATGTCCGACACCGAGAAGGCCATTGAGGCCGCTCGCCAGGAGGCGCGAACCGCGGCCCTCTCCGAGGTTGGAACCAAGCTCATCAGCGCCGAGCTGCGTGCCGCTTCCTCTGCGGCCGGCGTCACGCTTCCCGGTGCTGAGTTCCTGAATCTGAACTCCTTCCTTGGCGAAGACGGAAATCCGGATTCGTCTCGCATCGAAGCGTTCGTCTCGTCGCTTCCGAAGCCGAGCAGCACGCCGCCTTACCCGCAGGATCTCGGCCTCGGTCGTCAGGGAAGCCCGGCTGCTGGCCAGCTCACCCGTGAGGATCTTGCCCGCATGTCTCCCAGGGAGATCAACGAGGCCCGCGCTGCGGGCAAGTGTGACGCTCTCCTGCGGGGCGAGGGCTGAGCTCTCTTTTTTTGCCCCGAGGTTGGGATGTGATACCAGCCTCTCCATCTACAGGCCCTTCGGGGCCTTTTTTTATGCCCAAACGAGGTAATTTATGGCTGGTAACGATTTCACTACTCAGGCAGCTTCGGGCCTTCTGGCTGGAGGCCCGGCCGGCGCCGATCCGGTCCTCAAGGGCAACGGTGTCTTTGTCCCGGAACTTTGGACTGCCCAGCTCCTCCAGGACCTTGAAGACAATCTGATCCTCGGTTCCGCTGAGATCACCAATCGGAACTACGAGGGCGAGTTCCGGCGCGAGGGCGACCGCATTCGTATCCCTCACTTCATCGACACCGTTGAGGACAAGGGCCTCATCAAGGCATACGGGGAAATCGGAGACAAGGACCACGCAGCCCTTGAGTACATTCCGATGACCGTAGGCAAGGGGTCGAGCTTCCACATCGAGATCGACGCCCTCCACCAGCTCCAGACCAAGAGCGGCATCGACCTGATGTCGGAGCTGGTCCGGCAGCGTGGCCGCCAGGCCGCCGTCTCCATCGACAAGATGCTTGCCCAGACCCTGCTCGCGGCCGTCGAGGGCAAGGATCTCAATGGCTCCGAGTCCGCGCCGGCCGACCTGAAGACCCTGCCTGCACTGCACGGCAAGATCGACACCGTTGAGGCGAACGCCCTGGACACCGAGATCATCGGTGTCTATGACTACGTCGTGGCGATGCTGGAGAACCTGGATCTCAAGAACGCGCCGGACTCGCGTTACCTGTTCATCTCCCCGCGCCTGCGTTCACTGCTCCTGCGGGATGACAAGTTCATCGACACCTCCCACTGGGGCTCGAACGCCGTCATGCCGTCGGGCGTCATCGGCACCATCCTGGGTGTCCCCGTCCGCGTTTCCAACACCCTTGGTGCTGCAAAGCCGGTCAAGTCCGCGCTTGTCAAGGGCCGGCGTCACGACGAGTTCAACTCGATCGACATGTTCATGGGCGCGACTTCCGCAACTTCGCTTGTAATCCCCTTCGCGCAGATGGAGGCGTACAAGCCCGAGAAGTCCTTCACTGACGCCATCAAGTCACGGGTGATCTACGACGCCAAGGTGATCCGCCCCGAGCAGCTTCTCGTGGCGAAGGGCGTCGAGAAGACGATCCAGGACCACAACCGAGTGGCCGTTGAGAAGAACCGCACTGTCGCTGTCGCGGCCAAGTAGCCCCTCTTTTTTGCCTTTAAGTTGGGATGTGACATTGAGCATCGTTGTTCCAGACATTGAGGTCCGGCTTGGGCGGAAGGTCGAGGGCGACGAGAAGCCGAGGGTGGAGGCGTTCATCACGGACGCCTCCGCCCTCGTGGCGGACTACTGCGGCTCGGGCTACCGCGAGGACTCGCCCGGCATCCGGGCTGTCATCTGCGCCGAGGTCATCCGCTGGCTAGCCGTATCACCAGGCATCGTGTCGGAAAAGGTGGGAGACGTGGCCGTCGAGTTCGGCTCCTCCGCCACCACACAGTCCCTGTCACCCGCCGCCAGGACCTCACTCAAGCGCTACCGGCGCAAGCTGGCAACCATCTCCCTACAGATCGACACCCCAGTCTGGGACGGGATCGCGATGGAGAGCCCATGAAGGATCTGTTCACCGATCCGGTTCGCGTCACCCGAGCCGACATCACGCAGGACGGGCCCTACGGCAAGAAGCGCGACTGGAAGAACCCTCGGACCGTCTTCGAAGGGCTGGCGTGCGTCCAGCCTGATCGTGCCTTTGAGGTCCGCTCCCCGGAGCGCGAGACCGCCCAGGAGCGACTATTCGTCTACCTGCCGGCCGAGACGGACGTGGACTCCGCGGACCGCGTGGAGTACCGCGGCCTGACCTACGAGGTAGACGGCGATCCACTGGAGTGGCGCCACCTCTCCCTTCAGCACGTACGCATTCGAGCTTGGAGGGTGGAGCACTGATGGCCGCCCGATTCAGGCTCGTCCTTAACGAGTACGCGCTTGCGCACGCGATGTCCTCCACCGAGACCGCAAAACTCCTGTCCAGGAAGGCTTCCGAAGTCGCTGCCATTGCGCGACACGACGCACCCAAGAACAAGAAGGGCTCGTGGAACTCCTACGCCCGCTCCCTATCCATCACGGCCTGGGAGGAAAACGGCGTCGTGCGCTCGGCAGTCCAGGCCGACCGCCACGCCCTCCTCATCGAGTACGGCTGGCGTGATGGGGGCGGCCGGCGCCATCCGGGCAACCACGTGCTGAAGAACGCGCTGATGAAGGTGAGGGAGCCATGAGGATTGATCCTGTCGCCGTCGTCTTTGCGTTCCTGTCAGCACGTAAGGACTTGGCTGGCCACGTAACGGGCGACCTGGTCGGCCGGGAACCCAGCGAGACCACGATCTACCTGGAGCACGCAGGCGGCCACCGCGTTGTCCGGGACCGCATGGACCGTGCCGACATCACGTACCAGGTGTACGCCGAGGACCGCTCGGTGGCGGCCGAGCTGGCGTACCGCGTGCGCGAGGCGCTGCTTGAGGAGCTGCCCGGACGGGCCGTTGGCGAGGCCCTGGTACTCGACGCGGCTGAGGCGATCAGCCCCCGCTACTTCCCTGACACGACCTCGCGTGAGCACACCTATCAGGGAGAGGTCACGGTCTTCATCACGGATTCGTGAGGGGCCGGCCCCCTCTTTCGCCCTCGAAGTTGGGATGTGATGCATCCCTTTACGGCCCCCTCCCCTGGGGGCTTTTTTCATGCCCAGACACAGGAGGCCCTATGGCTGACCAGACCGCCAACTCCGGTAACGCCAAGAAGATTCGCTTTGCCCCCCAGGGCGAGATCTACGTGGCAGACGCTCGCGCAGTGAAGGAACTGCCTCGCGACTGCACCCCGATCGCCGCGAACGACGTTTTCAAGGCGCTCGGTTACGTGGACGAAGGTGGCGTCACCATCACCCCGAGCATCGAGACTGACCCCGTCAACGTCTGGCAGTCGGCGGTACCCGTCCTCTACAACGTCAAGTCGGCCTCGTTTCAGATCAAGGCCACCCTCATGGAGACGAACGAATTGACCACTCAGCTCTTCTTCGGCGCCAAGTGGGTGCAGGCGAAGGACACCGATGGGTCGGTCATCGACGGCGTGTGGCGCCTCGACCTGAAGTCCACCCCGGAACTGGATGAACTCGCCATCGTCGTGGACTGGTCCCAGACCGTAGACGGCGTTCCCGTCCGCTACCGCTGCGTTATCGGCCGCGCGATGATCTCCGACCGGGGCGCGATCCAGCTCCAGCGCGCCGAGAACGGAAAGTTCGAGCTCACCATCGAGGCCCTGGACCACTCCGGTTCCCTCGGATATGTCCTGACGGACGACAAGGTCAAGAGCGACCCGGTGACCATCCCGATCGAGGTCACCCTCCAGCCCAACCACGCTGCCCAGGGCGGCCACTTCGACGTGGTTGGTCGCGGATTCCCGAAGGGCGAAACCGTCACTGTGACTGTCGCGCCCAACCCCGAGAAGTTCACCGCCACCGCTAAGGCGGTTGGCGAGGACGGCACGTTCACGATCCCCGTCGTCATCGCTGCCGACGCCGCGGTTGGCACGGACTACGCCGTTTCCGCGAAGGCCGGCGCCGCCGAGAAGGTCACCGCCGCCGACAAGCTCAAGGTCGAGGCCAAGACGCCCACGGTGTAACGGCCCCATCGCCGGATGCGCCCGGCCCACAACTGCACTTACCCCCGTGGCGGGGAGGGAGAAATCCCCGCCCACCCTCTTCCCCTTCCCAGTTCCTGGAGTCAGCCATGGCTGCTGCTAAGACCACCACCACCGCCAAGTCCGCCGAGGCGAAGGCGACTGCCACCGAGTTCGAGTTCAAGGGCGCAACGTTCGTGATCCCGGCCCCCCTGGACCTCTCCGACGATGTACTCGACGTGATCGAGGACGGCGGCGGCGAGCGTGCCATCGCCCGCGCGATCGTCGGCCAGGAGCAGTGGGCCACCTACAAGGGGCTCCGGTGCACGATCGGTGAGTTCAACGACTTCCTCGACCTGGTCAGCGAGGCTGCCGGCTTCGGTGACGCGGGAAACTAATCCAAACCGTTCGCGTCCTTCAGGACCACAGCGACCCACTTGAGGCAGACCTTCTGTCCCATTTCAGGGTCGATCTCCTGGATTTGTGGCGCGGACGGATGTCGCTGAGGCGCCTGCACGTTCTCATACAGGCCCTGTTCAAGAAGCCCGGTGAATCTCTCCTCCTGATGGACCTCGATGAAGCGACGTCTTGGACCGAGACCAACCACATTCTTGCGCGTATCAGCGACGGCCTTGAGCTGTCGAACTACCTCTTCATCAAGGCCAACTCCGCTGAAGATGATGACCTTGAACCTCCGAAGCCACTTCCCCGGCCGGGCCAGGTTGCTGAGGAGCCGAAACCCCAACTCGCTCTCGCCTCCGGCGAAGAGGTGGCTGATTTTTTCAACCACTTCGGCACCCTTTAGGAGGCTGCATGGCTACACGCGGACGGGCACCGGTCAAGGTCGGATCGGGATACCTCGAAATCTATCCGGAACTGTCTAAGTCAGGTCTGGCAAAGATGCGCGGTGACCTGACTCGCCAGATGACCCGCATGGGAGAGCAGGCCGCCAGGTCGTTCTCCGCATCGATCAACAAGGGCTTCTCCACGCTGGCCTCGTCTGCCTCCAAGGCAGCCAAGGCAGCCAAGGCAGCCAAGGCGGGGACGGAGAAGGAAGCTCTCGACACCTCCAACAAGTTGCGCCAGATCGAGCGTTCACTGACGCGCTTTCACGGCGAGGAGGCCGGCAAGCAGTTCCGCACCTACCGGAATCTAGCGCGGCAGCGGGAGCAGCTGGAGGAAGGCACCTCGGCGGCCACAAGGAAGGCCATCAGCGACACGGTTCGGGCAAACCGTGAGGCAACCCAGGAAACCCTTCGGGAAGCACGGCAGCAGGCGCAGGAGAAGGCCCGTCTCCAGAGGGAAGATCTGGCGGAGACTCGTCGGCGCATCCAGGCCGAGAAGACCGAGGAACGCGCCCTGGCTGCCGAGGTCCGGCAGGTCAAGGCACAGCAGGCGGCAGCCGCCCGCCAGGCCGCTGCTGAGCAGCGGGCCGCGGAGCGGGAGATGGCTGCCGCCGTGCGTCAGCGTCTGGCCGAGGAGCGCGCCGCGCACCTGGCCCGTCAGGGCTTCCTCCGGGAGGAGCTTCGTGGTCTCCAGCAGCAGCGTTCCGAGATGGCGGCCACCATCGCCGCCAACCGTCGTCAGATAGCCACGTGGGACCGCGACCATAGGACCGCAACCCGCTCGGCTAGCTCACAGTGGAAGTCGCTCGGCCAGGCCACCGAGACCTACGGCCAGAACCTTGAGCAGGTTGGCCGCTCGATCAACCAGAACCTCGTGATGCCTCTCGCTGCGGCTGCGGGCATCATGACCAAGATCGGCGCGACCTCCGCCGACATGCAGTTCTACTCCTCGGAGGGTCTTAACCGGGCAGGCTTCAACCAGAAGGAAGTCGCCAAGGGAATTCAGTCCATTCAGGACTTCGCCGTCAAGACGCCTTTCTCGCTTGAGGACATGACGGATAAATTTTCGCAAGTGGCTCGCAACTTCGAGTCATACGGCGACTCGACATCCAAGTCCCTCAAGAAGTCTGAACTGCTCATCAAGGGCATCGCTGACTATGCCGCCTCCTTCGGTGTCACGAACCCGGAGAAGGTCAAGGGCGGCATGATGGCCGCCGACATGATGATGGACCAGGGCAAGCTGTCCACCCGCTATCTGCGCCAGTTCGTACGCGGCACCGGTATCCCGATGAACGAGATCGGGAAGATAGCCGGTTACAAGGGTGGACCCGACTTCCTCAAGGAAGTCCAGGACCCCAAGGGCGGTGTGAACTCCCGCGACTTCTTCGACAAGTTCATCAAGGCATACCAGAAGGCTCCGGGAGTCAAGGGCTCCGCGGAGGCGCTGGGCACCGGCTCCATCGGCGGACACTTCACGGCCGTCAAGGAACAGGCCCAGTTGAACCTGGGCAAGCTGTTCGGCCAGTTCAACGAAGACACAGGCAAGTTCGAGTGGACCGAGCTGGGCCAGAACACGCACAAGCTCGCTGACCGTCTCGGAAAGCTCGTAGAGGACCCGGATTTCAAGCAACTGTCCGGGGGTCTGACCGGAAACCTTGTCCGAGCCATCAATCTGTTGATCACAGGGTTCGAGAAGGTTCAGGGGTTCCTCAACGACCACCCGGCCATCAAGGGTCTCGTGGCCCAGGTCGTGAAACTCGCAGTGGTGCTTGGCCCCCTCGCAGTGGCGGCCGGCCTCCTTACCAAGACCTTCGGCAAGATCGCGAAGTCCCTCTCCCCACTGGTGAAGGCCGGTAGCGGAGTGCTCAAGGGAGCACGCGGCGCCTACCGGACCGGCAACCAGGCCCTCGCTGGCGTACGCGCCGGCCGGGGCAACTTCCGTGAGGCATACCGGCAGCGTCGGGCCGACTATCACGACGGCGACGACCGTTCCGCGGCTCGCCGGGGCCTGGATCGTGTGCGCGGTCAGGACAGTCGCTCGACACAGCTCACGGTGCAGACCAGTGAGGCCGAAGCGGCGCTTCGGCAAGTGGATCAGAAGATCCAGGAGATTCAGAACCGCATCCACAATCTCAACCAGGAGCGCCTGGCGCAGCTCGCGTCCGAGCTGGGTGGCGAGGGCGGCGTCCGTGGTCGGGCTAGCAGCGCCGACCGCGAGATTGATCAGGCCCGCCTCTCTGTGGGCGAGTTGAATCAGGCGCAGATTGCGGGGCTGGGACAGCGGCTGGTCGCGCTCAAGGAAACGGCGGCTACGGCCGAGAGCGGAATCAAGCAGGTCCACCAGGCCGTGAACGCCCTCAACGACGCCAAGGCGGGCATGGTCCGTCAGCAGGTGCAGTACCTCACGGACAAGGCCGACACTGCTCAACGCCGCGTCGCACAGGTGTCGTCGGAGGTCGGCAGTCTCAACGACCGCAGCCTGGGCTCGGTCCGGGAGAAGTTCTCTGGGTCGCTGACTCCGGCGATCAAGGGGTCCTACTCGCAGGCGACGGACCTTAACAACCGGATCAAGGACGTCAACGGGCGCGGGCTCGGCTCGATCACAGGCAAGGTCCGCACGCTGGGCGACGCCCTAGAGAAGGCCGCGAGCAAGGCTGGTGGCCTTGAGGGCAAGCTCATTGCGGTCAACGAACTCACCGGCTTCGGCGGGGGCGGCGACGGCAAGGGGAAGAGCAAGGGCAAGAAGCACGCCTTGGGCGGCGTCATCCCCGGCTACGCACCGGGGGTGGACAACTACCACGCCATCCTCTCCCCCGGTGAAGCAGTTCTCCGCCCGGAGGTAGCCAACGCTCTCGGCTCCGACCGGATCAACGAGTGGAACTCGGCAGCAGCTCGCGGCCGTATATCGCGGCACGCCAAGGGCAAGGCCGGCAAGGGGTCCTCCAAGTCGGGGACTTGGCCGCTGTCGGTCCTGGAAGAGATGTACGACATCGTCAACGTCGGACCGGGTATCGGTGCTTTCACGAGCGGCATTGGAATGGCCTCCGCAGGTGCGGGAATCGGCGGCGCAACGGGCTCCAATGTCCGGCACTGGGGTGCCCAGGCAGGCGGTGACGGTGCTGGCCGGCTGGTGAACAACCGGTTTGAGAACCTGAAGGAATTCGTCCTTCAACGCGTCCCGGACTTCCTGACCAAGGCGCCAACCGGCATTGGCAACCTGATCGGTATCGCTGCCGGAGGGATCGCGCCCACCGCTGGAAACCTCTTCTGGGAAGACATCTGGAAGGGTGACGGAAACATCGCCCAGCGTGGCCTTCAGTTCGGCACCGACTTGGCGAAATCCATCCCCCAGATCCTGAAGGATCTCGTCACCAACCTGTGGGATTCCGGCGCCGAGATCCTCGGTGCACTCGCAGACGCGATCACCGATCCGGTCGGGTTCCTCGAAGGCGCCTTCCGGTCCGTGAAGGACATGTTCACGGGCATGGTCGAACAGGTGCGCGAAATGGTCGGTCTGCTGAAGCAGATCTGGTCGTCCCCCTCCGAGTACGCAGCAGAGGTCTTCGAGTCCTTCGTCGAGCGGGCTAAAGAGCTGATGCCCAACACCCAGGGCCTCTTCGCTTTCGCGGACGGCGGGATCGTCCCCGGCTACTCGCCCGGCAACGACAGGGTTCACGCCCTGCTGTCTCCCGGCGAAGCCATCCTCCGTCCGGAGGCGGCGCGCCTTCTCGGGCACTCAACGGTTCGACAGCTCAACTCCGGCGCGAAGACCGGCTCCCTTTTCGCGCCCGCGAAGTTGGGATATGACATTTCGCTGCCGGATGCGGAGGCGTACGAGGCGGCAGTAGCCAAGATCAGGGCCGCCCTCGATTCCCTGAGCGAGGCGGTACGGGCGCACCGCGGATCGGCTATGGCCGACTGGGACCAGGTGGCGGCGAAGGTCCGTTCGGCTGTGGACGGCGACATCAGGCCCGCTCAGCAGCGCTGGATTCAGCACACGCAGGGTCCGCTTACGCAGACCGAGCGGAGCTTCCAGAGCACCAACCGAGCTGTGTGGGACGACGTTCAGTCGCAGGTCGGATCGTCAGTCTCCTTGGCGTCCGGCTCCCTCGCTCGCCTGCGGTCGAACCTCGACAGCACCAGGCAGTTCTTCGAATCGGCCTCGGGCCGAATCCAGGAATTGTGGCGCTCTGCCATGTCCTACGTGGACTCGTCCACCAGGAGTACGGTGAGCGGCCCGTACAACCGGGGCGCGGTCTCAATGATGTCGGCAATGGCGAAGCTGGCCGGCACTCAGGCCCCGCTCGATCCGGTGCATTTCGCGACGGGCGGTGTCGTGCCGGGCTACCAGCCTGGCGTCGATACGGTCCCGGCAATGCTCTCCAAGGGCGAAGGCATCCTTCGTCCGGAAGTCGTGCGAGCGCTCGGTGCAGAAACGATCCTGCGCTGGAACGACCAGGCCCGTAAGGGCGGCCACGTCTACGCCAACGGCGGCGTCGTCGGCCAGAAGAGCTGGTCGGGCCAGACCGGCGGAGACTGGGTCAGCAAGCACAAGGACGACGACTACGAGGGCTACACGGCCGCCCTTGCGGCGGGTTGGAACTCCGTCGTCAAGCCGATGCTCGACGCGGTATCCGGCTCCTTCGGCATCGCGGGTGACCTCGACCGGCGGGGCTTCGAGAAGAGCCTTCCGTGGGCCGAGAAGTGGACCAAGTGGGTTGACGACCACACCTCGGGTGGCGGCCAGGTCGTGAAGGTCGCCCTGGAGGAGTTCCGCACCGAGGCCCCGATGGTGGGCGGCTCGAAGTACAGCCTCGGCACTGGTGAAGCCTGGTGTGCCGACTTCATCTCGTACGTGGTGGACAAGGCTGGGGCGAACGCGGCCTACGGGAACTCCCCCAAGGGGGCGCCGCAGAACCGCTGGCCGGCCGTTGCGACTTGGAATGCGGCCATGCGTCACGTACCCATTTCGCAGTCGCAGCCGGGCGACCTCTTGACCTACCGGGGCAATGGGCACATCAACCTCAAGACGGGCCCGGACGAGACCGTTGGCGGTAACGAATCCAACTCCCTCAAGCGGGCCCGGGGCTACTGGCGGAACGCCACAGCAGCTCTGCGACCCACGGGCGGCGCAGCCACGTCTGACGGCCCTGTTCTGAACGCATGGCCGGGCAGTGTCCCGAAGTTCTCCGGAACATTGGGTGGCGGTGTTGATGGCGAGATCGCGCAGGCCATCGCCAAGGCCATGGGCCTCACGGGTGTCAGTGGCTCCAGGTGGGCTGATGGCATCGCGACGATCATTCGTCGCGAGTCCGGAGGCAATCCGCGGGCCATCAACAACTGGGACTCCAACGCCAAGGCCGGCACGCCGTCCAAGGGCCTGACCCAGGTGATCGACCCGACCTTCCGTGCGTACCACCAGCCCGGTACGAGCTGGGACATCTTCGATCCGGTGGCGAACATCGCCGCTTCGATCAACTACATCCGGGACCGGTACGGCGACATCGGCCGGGTACAGCAGGCCGACCCCAGCAAGCCACCGAAGGGCTATTGGACCGGAACCAACTACGCGTCCCCCGGGCTCGCCCTCGTAGGCGAGAAGGGGCCAGAGTTGATCAATTTCCGTGGTGGTGAGCGGGTCTACAACAACGGGGAAACCCGAGATCTTCTAGGTCCCCGTTACGAGATCCACATCCATGAGGCCAGGAGCGAAGACACCACGCAGGCTGTGATTCGCGGACTCAAGTATGTGGAGACCATGTACGGCATGTAGCAGGCGGCATGAAGGGCCTCGACCTCGGTCGGGGCCCTTTGTGCTGCCCGGATAGCGAGGTACGCGATGCCAATTCCGGGTTACCGGCTCCCCAGTTGGGAGGACAACGCCCCGATCGTAGGAGTTCCCCCGGAGCCGGATCGCTGGGGCCACACCAAGGTCACCATCACTGGCGGCAATGGGGAGGAGATCCCCCTCACTGACTTCTCGGGCCGGGCCTGGCCAGCCATCTTCTTGCAGGACGGCGCGACGGGCCTCGACCTGCCCCCGATGGAAGTGCACTCGGACACGAGCCCCAACCTCGACGGCGGCTGGTTCCGCTCCACCAGGGCGGCCGAGCGCCCCATCCTCCTGCCCCTCTACCTGTACGGCATCGACCGCCGGACGATCCTGAACCTGAAGCGGAAGCTGTCACGCACGCTCAATCCCAAGAACGGCGCCTGCATCCTTCGCTTCACCGAGGGAGACAGCACCTCCCGGTACCTCACCGCCTACTACAAGGGCGGCATGGAGGGGAACGAAGGCACCGACAACGCGGGGTTCACCTGGTGCCGGTATGGCGTCCAACTGACTGCCTTCGACCCGTGGTTCTACGGAGACCGCGATGTCGTCGCGGAGTGGAAAACCGGCGCAGGAAAGGTGTTCCTGAAGGGGGCGGGGAAGCCTTTCGTTCCGCTCGACATCAGCACGGGCACCATCTCTTCGCGCGGCGTCACTGTCTTCAATCCAGGCGACGTTGAAGCCTGGCCCGTCTGGGAGATAGCAGGGCCAGTCCGATCGTTCACAATCTCCGGTCCAGACGGCAGGCAGTTCGGTATCAACCCGAAGGACACCAGCTCCGACCTGATCGGAACGGGCGAAACACTGACCGTTGACACCCGACCTGGATACAAGACCATCACGCGGAGCAACGGGGAAAACTTGTGGCCGAAGCTCGATCCGAACCCCTCCATGTTCGAGCTGCCGGCCGGTGAGTCCAGGGTCAATGTCCAAATGAACCCCGGGGCGTCGAGCGCAGCGCTCCGCCTGTCCATCCGTCCCCGATTCGAGAGCTACTAGGGGGCCACATGGGGTACAGAATCTTCGTACGGGATGCCCCCGGACCTGACGGCAGGATGCCTCTCCTGGGCGAGGTGGACACCTGGATCAAGCTGGACTTCACCGCCCGCTTCAACCAGCCCGGCTCCTGGCAGATGCTCGTCCGTGTCGGCACCTCGCACGAGCGTCTGCTGAAGCAGGGCCGCGGAATCGTCATCTACCAGGACGGGGTCTCAGACCCCGTCTTCAGCGGTGGCATCGACTCCTTCGAGAAGTATTGGACGGTCGAGCAACACACCGCCATGGGCTCCGTTTTCGTCGGCGGGAAGTGCGACAACCAGATTCCCTTCAACTACCTCGCCTTTCCATCCGTCTCAGGCGAGGGCACAGACGCGATGAAGCTCCGACCCATCACGAACCAATGGGAGGGCATCGACCGCAGGCCGGCCGGTGGCTCGGTGGGCCAGGCCGTGTGGGTCGAGTGTGACTTGGCGTTCGGGGCTCGTGCGCTCCCGGACCGAGCGCTCCCCGGAGTGATGGTGGGGCGTAACCCGGCACTTGGCGACGCGATCACAGACACGCTGCGGTACGACAACCTTGGTACGAAGTTCGGTGACTGGCTCCAGGACAAGCAGACCGGCTTCCGGTTCCTCTACAACCCGGCGTCCCAGAAGATCGAACTGAAGATCACCAACTGTCGTGACCTCGCTGCGACGATCCGTTTCTCCCCCGAGCTGGGCAACATCAAGCAGTACACGTGGCAGCTCAAAGCACCGACCGTGACCCGCGCCATCGTGGCCTGCCAGGGCGAAGGCAAGGACCGGTACATCTACCAGGCCACCGACGCCGAAGCCGAGAAGGTGTGGGGCTGCGTAGTCGAGCAGTTCATCGACCGCCGCGACATCCCCCTCAAGACGGTGGACGGCAGGGTCGAGCTGGTCACACGCATCAACGACGACAAGACCGAGGACATCGGCACCGGCCCAGACGGAAAACCATGGCCGGGCACGACGCCGGCCGAGCAGAAGTCCGCCGCTCTCAAGCACTACATCGAAGCCGTCCAAAAAGCGGCTCAGAGCGCCCTCAAGCAGGGCGAGAAGTCGGGCCACTTCCAGGTCTACCCGGTGGACACCCCGCAGTGCATGTACGGCCGGGACTACGTGGTGGGCGACATCGTCACCGTGGAAGCCGACGGCCAGACGATCACGGACAAGGTGAATGAAGTCACCATCACCGTGGACGACGGCGGCCAGGCCGAATCTGTGACGCCGAAGGTCGGTGACCAAGGAACTGGCCAGCCCTTGAACCTTTACAAGCAGGTCTTTGAGATGCGAGAGAAGCTGCGCAAGCTGGAAGCGAGAATGTGATGGCCGAGATCAGTTACCCGTTCGACAAGGACACCAACATAGGCAAGCCCGAAGAGGGCGGTGGCCGGGCAGCCGTCACACAAAACGACTGGCAAAACCTGGCAACGCAGTTCACTGGCGACCGGATCGACCACGTTCTGAATAGCAGCAACATGGTCACCGAGTCGATGCCTTTCTACGCCGAGGTGTACGACGTAAACACCATCAAGGTGCAGCGAGGCGAAGCCATGGTTGGAGGCTTCCACTACAAACTCGACGCACCGACAACTGTCCGCGTGGAGCACAATCTCGACCAGACATACGACCGCCAGGACCTCCTTGTGATCCGCGTCGATCTCGCGAAGGGCTACGGGAGGCTGGAGGTCTCCCAGGGGGCGGCCACGGCCAACCCGCAGGTGCCACGCGTGCTCAAGGAGCGTGGGGGCCGCTGGGAGCTGCCTCTGTATGTGATCCGCGTTCCGAAGAAGCAGGGGCAGCCGGTCATCTCGCCCGTCCACCCGTACAAGGCACCGGAGGACGTTTCCGCGGTGGCTCCGGCTCAGGCTGTCGCCGCACACCAGGCGGAAGGCTCCTTCATCCGCAATCTCGCTCCCTCGGCCGGCGGCGGCCAGTACGAGGCGTTCGCCGGTGCAGACGGTTTCACTATCACACGGGACCTGGGCGACACACGGACCTACACCCCCGAGATTCGGTACACGCGCGTCGCGCCATCCGGGCTGGTCACTAGGGGGCGCTACCGCCGGATCGCACCCAACCTGGTTTGGTACTCCGTCGATATCAACAACCCCACGAATAACGACTATTGGAACGACGCGCAGGACAACTGCATGGCCTTCACTCTCCCCAAGGATGCCCAGCTTCACGGCACTAACGGTCAGGTCTTTACGGGTGTCATGGTGAACGGTGGTTACGACGCCGGTATGCCGAACTTCGTGGATCTTCGCGGCTACACCTGGGGTGGACATAAGGGCGACTACGTTCGGATGCTTTACCAGAACCCGAAGTACCTGCACGAGGGGCTTGATTACCTCCGTGTCTTCCCGCGCAAGTCGTACATCCTCTTCTCCGGCGTCTACGAGACGCAGGGCCTTAAGTAGCCGGGAGGGCACATGGCACGCAATGTATTTGGCGGTACGGCGGCGGACGCCGCCGAGAACGAGTCTGGTGGCCGCCTGCCGAATCTGAAGGGGCGGGTCTACCTCACCCAGGAGGACCCGAACGAGGTCAAGGATCTCCTCGACATGGCGGGCAACGCATTGAAGGACGGCTTGCTCACCGACGAGCGAGGCATGATCCCCATGTTTCAAGGCCCTGACGGCATCGAGCAGATGTGGGTGGACTTCAACGCAGGCCGGGTGATGCTGACCCCCAACGACATCGGCCGGCGCCTCAAGGCACACACCGAGTCATTCGACCCCCACGGGTCCAAGCAGTACACCGATGGCCGCCTGGACGGTTTCCTTGCGAAGGACAAGAACCAGGTGAACCTGCCCGTCAACACTCGATGGCTCGGACTGATGAACACGGTCCCGCGGCCTGACGGGGACACCATCTACCAGAGCAACGGCGTCGCGACGTACAACTTCGCCCTCCGCCAGAACGGCTCTGCCACCTTCTATCAGCACACCAACACGCACATCCCCGTCGAGATTCGAGCCGGGGCAGAAGTGAACGCGAACGCCTTCGTCATCAACGGCAACACCTTCGCCAACGGCAAGGGCCCCTTCAAAATCAACTGGGAAGGCGCCATCGACACGGGGGGCGACATCACCACGCGCGGCAACGTGAACGTGAGTGGCACTGTCAGCGCAAGCAACATCGGCAGCGCCCGCGTCTTCTCCGGAACGGTCGATCCGGCGACTCAGGGAGTAACACTGAAGCCTGGCGACATCTGGGTGCAATATGGCAGCTAGTTACAACAAGGTCGTGCTCTGGGACGGAACACGATGGACTGAACTGCCCAAGAAGATGTGGGACGGGAATCAGTGGACGGCTAAGCCCAAGTTCAAGGTCTGGGACGGCGCCGAGTGGATGACCAAATATCCCGACCCCGTGTACTACCCGTCGTGGGTGGACGCCAACGGTGGGATCAAGGACGGAGAATTCCGCACCTTCAGGCTGCCGCAGGGAATGCGCCTGGGCGACTTCGTCGTCACGGTCTGCGTCTCCCGCGAGTCCATGCCACAGCTCCTCAACCCGTCAGGGAACCTCACCGCCACGAAGCAGCTCGCCTCCGGCACCTGGGTCTCGGCCATCATGTTCCGTTACGACGGCGAGTGGGGCCTCCGGGCCGGTAACTCGGTGCGTTGGAGAGTGCCAGGCGGCGGAATCTCCACCATCGCGAACTACGTCTACCGGGGCGCCGAGGCTCGCAACATTCCGATCACCCCGTTCTATGAGGTGAAGGAGTACGCGAACGTCAGCGAAGTTCCCCTCAGCTCTCCAGCCGGGAACACGACGCTATTCCTCGCGCTGACCGAGGCGAAGAACCTCACGAACGTGCAGTTCCCCGAGGGCGTCACCACCCACCGCCCCGCCATCCAGGGCCAGTTCGGTCAGTCCCAACTCCTCCTCCACTCAGGCGACATGCCCGGAACCGGCAGCGGCGGCTTCGACAAGATCCTGTTCGACACCACGGTGCCGGCCGCGGCCGTCATCACCATCAAGATTCCTGGCGACCCCACCAGCCCTGGCGTCTGGGTCCTAGGCGATCCTTCGGCCTCTGTACTCGGCAAGACGACCTATCTCCTGTGAGGTGATCCATGCCCAAACCCACCTTGACCCGATGGGGGAAGCGGGAAGTGGTAGCCCCTAAGACCATGCAGGAGCGCATCACTGCCCCGCAGAGGTACTACGGCAAGATGCCATTTTTCGCCGCCCAGGGATGTACCAGTAACACCACCAATCCGCGCAGTGGCACCGCCCTCTACAAGGGCCAGTTCGTGGAGTTGACGTGGCCCTCGACCAACGTGAAGAAGTCCGGCTTTACAACCTCCGATGACGGGAAGTACTTCATCGTCCCCGAGGACGGCGTCTACCACATGCACTTCCAGGCTTCCGTCTACGGGACCAAGAACCGCTCCGTAGGTACCAATCTGAATGTCTACATAGAAGCCGAGAACAACGCGTCGGGGAACGGCGCGGTTGGCGAACTCGGCGCAGTAATTCAGCAGCACGTCACCACAGCCTTCTACCACACGGTCCCGGTAGGGGTGACCGAGTACCTGACCAAGGGCACCAAGCTGAAGGCGAAGGTGTACCTCGACGGCGGCGCCGATGGGAGCTGGGTAGTCGCTGACGGAGCGGTCGATACCGCCCTGTACGCGTTCATGGTCGCCCCTAGCTCCGAGGGCTGGCACTACGCCACTCCTGGCCCAGCGCCCGCTATGAAGAGCTGGGCCGACACAGAGTTCCTTGACGAGAAGCGCATGAACGAACAGACCATTGACCAGTTCAACGCCCTGGAGAATCGAGGACGCGTGACTGGCCGCGGGGTCGACTTCAACTGGAAGGGCCAGACCGACAGTAAGAGCGCTGTCACCTGGGCCGGCGTCTACCGAAACAGCACCCTCCCAGGATGGTTCCAAGAGACGGAAGCCGCTCCCGGATGGGGCGCCAAGACGGCCATAACGATCCCATGGGACGGCATCTACCTGGTGTCCGTCATCGGCAATGCCAGGCACAGCGCACAGCCCATTGCGGACGTCCAGTACGTCTACCAGATCGGGGTCTACGGCAACGGTGGCACGGATGCCAAGCCCCTTCTGCTCAGCCAGGGCGGAAACGCACGGACAGGTCACGAGTCGGGGCAGGTCATCAGCGACGTGCTTCCTCTCAAAGCAGGGGACGCGTTGAACGTCCGCTTCTGGGGTGTCAACAGCGCTACGAACTGGGACTCGGGCCGCAGTGATCCAGGGAGCACCACTCGCTGGTGGAACTTCGCGGTCACCTATCTCGGGAGGGGGACCTATGGCAGCGGTGGATGAGAAGTGGACCAGTCGTCAGAAGGTGGACGCGGCCACTATGAATCGGGCCAGTTACACGCCGATTCAGGTACTTGCCAACCCTCCGAGCCTGCGGGCGGCCGGCGTCACCAATGACAACGTGAGCGGGCAAGCACCGATCGTCTGGAAGGAAGCGAGTACCGCAGGCGGGTTCACCACCCAGGATCGGGTGAACTTCAAGCCCCCTGTCTCGGGTCTGTACTGGGTGACTTGTACCGCCACGATGTCCACCCCGGCCACCTGGGACGGACTCACCAATACTGGGACGTTGCTCGTGCAGGTGGGCACGTCTTCAGGGTCTTCGAGCCAGACGCTTTTGAAGGGCTTCACCTCGACCAAGGTGAAGGGCAGCTACCAGGCAGCCCACACATCCGGCCTGGTGATCCTCAACTCCGAGCAGACGATATGGACTTCGATCCAAGGTTACGGCGGGACCTGGACGAAGGCGAAGACCGGAAATCCCGATGAATCTCTCTCTGCGCTTTCCGCAGTTCTAATATCCCCTGACGCGACCAGCTAGTGAGGCCGCATGAGTACAACCACCTTCATATTGGATCTCTTCGGGATCGCAGGAATCTTGGCCACCGTGATTGGTGGCTTTGTCGTTGTCCGGGCAGCCAAGGAAGCCAAGACGGCCGAGGTGTGGAAGGCCGAGGCCGAAGCACAGAAGGCTCGTGCTGACCGCCTCCAGGAGGACCTGACTGAGATCAAGGACCGCCTTGGCCGCATCGAGGAGGAGAACAAGCGCCTCGTGCAGCTGGTCTCCACCATCGACCCCGCCCGGTTGAACATCTTCCGCACCCACTGAACGAACGAACTAACCGGCCCCGGTTAGTTCATGCAGGGGCCGTCCTACTGGGCGGCCCCTTTCCCATGCCCGAAAGGGGGCAACATGAGTCAGGTTTCCAACGTCCTATCCATAGCCAAGGCAGAGGTCGGCTATCAGGCAGAGCGAGCACCAGGCGAGCGTCCCAGCGGTCACCAGAAGTACTCCGGGCAGGTCCCGGGCCTTGAGTGGTCGAACTACCAGCCGTGGTGCGCCACTTGGGTGAGCTGGGTCGCCATGAAGGCCGGCGTCGCTAGCCTCTACCCGCGCACCGCAAGCGTGTGGACCGCGATGCAGTGGTTCAAGCAGCGGTCGCGATGGAGCGAGTTCCCCGCTGTCGGTGCGCAGGTCATCTACGGCACGAGCGGCAGCACGCACACGGGAATCTGTTACGCCTTCGATGAGACGTGGATCTACGTCTACGAGGGGAACACCTCCCTGGAGAACAATGCCAACGGCAACAAGGTGATGGCTCGCCAGCGCCGACGCCGGGACGCCTACGTGCACGGCTACGGCCTGCCCGAGTTCACCGAGGGCATCGTTACCGCGGACCCGTCCAAGAAGGGCCAGGCGGGATACACCTACGCGGCGAAGGCTTCCGGACCGGCCAGCGACACGGACGGCTCGGCGGGCACGACCAAGTACAAGATCAAGAAGGGGCAGACGCTCGCGGGCATCGCCGCCCTCCTGGGCGTGAGCCTCGCTGGCCTCCTGGCGCTCAACCCGCAGATCAAGAACCCGGACGTGATCCACCCTGACCAGGAGATCAACGTCCCGCAGGAGCAGGAAAAGCCGAAGCCTCCGCCCGAGAAGCCGAAGCCCAACCCAGAGCCGTCGAAGCCGCCGACCGAGACCAGCTCTGGCATCTATGTGGTGAAGCCCGGCGACACCCTTGGGTCCATCGCGAACCGACACGGAGTCTCGCTCGCCCAGCTCCTCGCATGGAACCCGAAGTACCAGGCGAATCCCAACCTCGTCGTTGTGGGGCAGGTCGTCTCTCTGAGGGGGAGCACCGCCCCGACCACCTCTCCGCGGCTGACCTCTCTGCCGGCAACCGTCAAGCCGAGCAAGCCGATTGCTCAGCGGCCGGCCAACGCCAAGCACGGCCAGCACTGCGAGTGCTGCGGCCAGCTCGACGGGATCACGAAGGAGCTGCGGGCTATCAAGGCGGAACTCAAGGAGATCAAGGACGCGGTGAAGTCGAAGCCGACTTCTCCTCCGACCCCGGCTCCGAAGCCCGAGCATCCGGCCGAGCCGAAGGTTCCGGCTGAGCCGACATCCCCGGCGCCGGTGCACCCCGAGCAGTCCAAGCCGACCGACATCCCGGTTGTGCCGCAGCAGATCATTCCCACCCCGGCCCCGGAGGTCCACCTTGTTCCGTAATCACATCGTCCGAATCCTGGGTGTCCTTGCGGCATTCACCCCGCTCCTGGTCTCCCTGGTCCCCCAGGTGGACTGGGTGACCCTGATCCCCCTGTCCATCGCCCTCCTGGGTGGTGCCGAGGCAGCCCAGCGCCTGGAGAACCAGAAGACCGCGAATGCGCTCGCTGAGCCCTCCCCGGACCTGGCCGCCGAGCTTGCTCAGGCACGACTTGCGCTCCGAGAGGTCGAACACGCTTCCACCGTGGCGACCGCGAAGGAGTAGACGACACCGCCCGCGAATGAATGAACTAACCGCAGCACAATGGTTGGTACAATGTGGGCACAAAAAATAGCCGGGGCCCCTAGCGGGCCCCGGCCTTTCGCGTTTCTGCTTCTCTATCGAGACAACGAAAGGGCCCCTCCGCTGGATGGGCCCTCACCCCAAAGCTGAGACTACTTGGCGAGGCACCCCAGCTTCACGACCTTCACCGGACGGCCAGCTTCGACCGTTCGCCTGGTTCCGACCGTGGCTCCGATACGCGCTGCCGCGGATTCAACCTCTGCCGACCGCACCCCGAGTTGCCGAAGCACGAACGACCAGGAGACTTCGCCCCCGGCCTCGATCAGAACCTTCCTCAACTGCGTGTCCAACATCAGCCTTCCTCCTCCTCATCCATGTTGATCCAGACACCTCGTGCCCAGCGTCGCGCTAGGGCCGCGTACCGCCCCCGCACGATGCGGTTGGGTCGCCTCTGCGGCATCTGATTTGGGTTCACAGCAGATCAGCCATTGGGTTCTTAGGCGTCTCTTCCTTCTGCCTCACGAGCGCCGCCTTCTTGGCGGGTACCTTCTTGGCAGCCGGCCGCTTGGGCCCTGTGCCGACCGCCCTCTTCCGTGGCGCCGGCCGTTCCCTCTGGGCGGGGACGACTGCGAGCTTCGGCCGCTCCTCGGGCTCCTCCTGGCGCTCGTCCTCGCCTTCCCTCTTGGCATCGGTGAAGCGCACGTACACGGGCCGCGGACCGCCCTTGGCCGCGCCCTGCCTGGTCTCCATCACCACGTCCGGCATCTTCTCGATGGCGGCCGTCAGCGAATCGGCGTTGCCGCGCGTGCCAAGCGACCGCAGGATGAGGGTTCGAGTTGCCTCGCCTCCGAAGCGCTGAAGCGACTCCCGAATGATCTGCTCGACAGACTTCATCTGTCGGCCCGTACCCGACTGAGCCTCGTTGATCAGCTTCTCAGTGCAGGCCATCGAGTACTCGATCATTGCGTGCGCGGCCTTCCAGGCCCGCACAGGAATCATCGTCTTCCGTTCCGCGGCCGTCAGCAGACACGCGATGCGAAGCAGGTTCTCGTCTCCCCGCTCGATGAAGCACGAGACGTTTTCAGGCAGTGCTGCGCAGCGGTCATCGAACTCCAGCCTGTAGGCGTCGTGCATCTTCGCCGCCTCCGGCGACAGCTCCATTTCCCTGACCTTCTCCCGAGCCCACCGGTACGCCTTAGTCAGGGCCGGCGTCTCCTTCACCGCGTCAAGGGGCTTCTTGACGTTCGACGGTAGAGACTTGCTCTGGCTGACCAGAAAGTGTGGGATGCGGTTGAAGGCGCCACCAAGTGCGAACTCAGGCTTGACCAAGGGTGCCCACCGGCCCGGTTGGATGTGGACGTGGTAGCCGAGGAGGGGTACGTCGATCCGCTGCTCCTCCCTCTTCCCTCCCTTACCCTTCGTCGTGTTGACGACAGCTTCGCCGTCCCAAGCGTTAATGAGCTGGTCGTGGTACGTGGCGTCCCGGTTGGCCCTCTTGAGCACCGAGGCCCATTCGCCTTCTGCGATCATTACGCGACCATCCCGACCGTCCTCTGAGGTCAAGGATTCCTGCTCGACCTCGAAGAGGGTCGTCACCAGGGAAGGGCCGCTGCTGATGCCCTTGCGCATCCGCGTGTTGAGAAAGCCACCGATGGACGGGTCAAGGATCGCCCGCGCGGTCCCCAGCGCGAAGCCCTTGCGCCCCACCCTTGATCGGCCCACCAGCGCCGACCAAAAGAGGGTGGGCCGACCGGAGGGTTGGAAAACCTTTCCGGCGACCGCAGCGGACCAGAGCGACAACGTTGCGGCGTACACGCCGATCGGGTCTGCTTCGCTGTGCGGCATCGCCGCCTCGACCGCCTTCCCCAGAGGGCCGTACTGCATCTCCTTGAACGTGCTCATTGATACGTCTCCTCTCAGGCCGCGGCAGCGGCAATCGTGGTGGGGGTGAACAGATCGGCGAAGTACGCAGCGAAGCGGGCAGCGTGCTCCTGGCACAGGTCGTAGGTGTCCGTGCCGACCGTCAGTTCTGTGACTGCCTCGACGCTCAAACCCGTCTTGGCCATGCACCCGTCGCAGGTGATTTGCTCGATCATCTTCCGTGCCATCGTGTGATCCCCTTCCTCCGATGGGCCATGAAGAAGGGGCCGCCGTAGCGGCCCCTCAACAGAGCTGATCGGTTGCGTGTGTGTTAGCTGCGGACCGCGTAGGCGTACCGTCCGAACGCGGTGATCTCGTCGTCGTCGTCGATGAACTCGAAGTTCCGCAACCGGACAGCGGAGGTACCAAGACCGCTGATCTTTCCGCCCTTGCCGGTCGGGCGGTCGCCGGTCATCTGACCGAGCACGTTCAGGTTGAAGGCGGTCAGAGTGTGTACGCGCTCAAGGAGCGTCATGTCCTCGATGCGATTGGTGCGTTCGCAGCCGGACCCCGTGCGCTTGTGCCACCTCTTCTCGTGGCCCTCGGGAGCGGGCAGCGCCTCGTAGTGCTTGGCTGCCTCTTCCTCGCTCTCGATGACATCAGCGCGCGAAATCGTGGCCGGAGTGGCGACCGCAGCAGAGCCATCCATTGCCTTGAGGTAGGCAACCTGGATGGACTCGGGGACGCGGCCTCGGTCGTTGACCTCGTAACCGTGCTCTCGCGCCCAAGCCCTCACCGAGGACGTGACCGAGGTCTTCCTGGGCCTGGCGGTCGTCAAACCGCCGGCCTGCCCCTGGGTCCTCCGGCCGGCCGCCATGTACGGGGCCAGGAGCGTACGGAGCTCCGCCTCGTTCTCTCCCGTCAAGTCGATCTCGAACGATGCTCCGTCGAGTCCGAACGTGATGGTCCGGATGGTGCCGGGCTCGGCACTCTCCGTGCCGTCGAGGTCGTCAACGTGAACAACGAGAACCTTGCGCGCCATGATTGAACTGCCTTTCTGTATAGGTGTGTTGGTGTGACCGACAGGCCATGGAAAAGGCCCCAACCGAAGTTGGGGCCAGACCAAAGCCCTACGGGCTAGCGGGCGGTGGGGGCGCTCACCGCCGGTTCCCCCGGTAGATGTCGCCTTCTATGTAGGTGATCGCCGATCCATCCGGCGCCTGCATCGCGTAGTAGTAGTCCGCCTCCGCCCACAGGAACGACCACCCTGCGGCAAGGAGGGCGTCGTACACGGTCTCGTCGCCGCCAGACCCGTGGAAGAACCCATCCCCTACACACGATTCGCTTGCCAGGATGCGGATCACGTCGTCCGCTCCCTTAGCGCTCTCCAGCTCCTTGAGCTGCGCGTCGATCAGCTTCCAGAACCCGTCAAACATCTTCAGCATCCCTTTCGTGGATACAACAAAGGCCGGGAAGCATCCCGGCCTTGGCCTTGCGAACCGACTAGCCTTCAACCGGCCGTCCTGCTAGATCCCCAACTGTTCTGCGGATGTACTTCCAAGCGTCCAGAGGTCACAGTGATCACCTGGTTCGATCCGGCCTTACGCACCTTGTAGCGGCCGTCCGGGCGACGCCTCTGGACTCGTCCGGCCGTCAGCACCGACCCGTCACCCCTCTTGATGAAGACGTAATCGCCCTTCGCGTAGGTCACAGCCCCACCTCTTCCGGCTTGGCCTTGAAGAAGTTCATGAACAGGGCTTTGATCCGCGTGCGACGCGCCCACCGATCAGGCTGGTTAAGAGTGCCAGGAATTACTTGGAGCGCACGCTCGATCAAGAGGTGCGGTGAGCGTCTGCGGATATGCACGGCACACCGCCGACAGGCGGACCACGGCTCCGAGAACTCGTGGATGGACAGACCGTCAAACATCACGATCATTTTTTCAGTCTCGAACGCGGTCACGGGGTGGTCCGACGAGCAGAAGTCACAGACCCCCCGAAGCCGGCCGGGGTCTGGGGGTACCGGCACAGGCACGTGGTCCCACTCCACCCCGACCCAAGCGGGATGCCTGTACTCAACCTCCCGTGAGATGAACAGCATGAAGGGGTCAAGCGGAATACAGCAGGTGTCACACATCCTCGGTTCGAACATCACGCCACCGCCCGCATGTCCGCGATGACCTCGCGTCTGGCGTGGACGTAGGACTCGGAGGCACGACGAACGAGGACGGCCAAGACCATCGGCTTGTCGTGGAAACGGGAGCGGCCGACCTGCTCGCCAATGGCGTGGAACAGGTGGGATATCGCTCGCATGCGGATCACCGGGTCATCGAGATGGGCAACACTTGCCGCCGTGCACAGCACGGAGTTCTCAAGCTCGATGAAGTCATTGGTCTTGCTCACTTGCTGTCCCCGATGCTCCACGCGTTGAACTGCCCCTGCACGTTTGCCATCACATACGTCATGGTCATTTCGTCGCGCCAGTACTCGGGGCGGCTTGCCTTGCCGATCCAGTACAGGTCGCGGGCTGTAAGGAAAAACGACCCGTCAGAGTCGGCTGCCGCTACGGACTGGGAGGCGTCCCACAAGCCGTCCGCTGCCTGCTTCGTTGTGCTGGCCCGCCGAGCGGCCGCAAGCGCGCCATTGAGGCAATCTCGCGATCCATCTGCGAGCGTGAAGCGAATCTTTTCCTGGGCGGTCATCATTCGTTCCTTCCTGTTGAGCTCTAGGGGTGTCCTAGAAGCTCGAAACCAGGGGCTCACATCCCAACTTGAGCCCCTGATGTCCAGCCGCTAAGCGTCAGTAGTTGCTCACGAAGTGCCAGGTACCGGCGCCCTCGTAGAGGGCGGTCACCTCGCAATTGAGCAGTCGGTCAAGCGCCTCGCTACGGGCGATGGCCCGCATGTGGCCCCGGTATTGCTGCGGTAGCTCCTCCCAGAAGTGGTCTTCCTCCGCGAGGATGTAGGCCGCATAGGCGTTCACTTCCCCGCTCTCTTCTGCCACGCTCCCGATGTAGTGACCCTGGCACGTCTCCAAGAGATCTTGCGCGTCCACCTGTCCATGGAAGTGCGCGACCACCACGGCAGGGAAATCGTCCAGTGCAAGGGCAATGGCGTTGAGGTCATCCAGGGACTCGTACTCTCCGAGGTCCAGGCCCCCGAAGCCGTCGTAATCATGAATCGCGTACTCTTCCGCACCCGGTATCGGAGACCGCTCCAACATGAGCCGAATCTCATGGCCGATGCTGTCCGGGTCCTGGGTGGCGTCGATCCACTCACCGTGCAAGATGCCGTTGTTGTATGCGGCGAGGCAGGCCGCGTATATCTGCTGCATGGGTTAGCTCCGTTCCTTGCGTACGTCGTGAAGCGGAATGATTGCGGGAGCCGTGATGTCGTGCGGCTGCACACCTTTGCCCACCGAGTACCAGTCCTGAACGACCACGTGAGTGATGTTGGCGCGCTTCATTTTTGGTTCGCCGTAGACAACGCCGATGATCTTTCCTCGCGACCAGCGGCGTACGTGACGGGTCCTGTACTGAACCCAAATCCCGATCTCGACGGCGGCCGGGGCCATCAGATCCACCCCGTCCACCACGAGCGGACCTCTTCGGGGTCCTCGTCGTAGCACTCCTGGATCACTTCGTCCAAGGTGTAATGCGGGTTCTCCAAGAGGGTCATGACCGCGTTTACAACGATGTTCATCAAGTCCGTGTCGCGTTCGCTCCCGAGTTCATCGTTCACCAGGTCTACGCCGTTGTTGACCGCATTGGAGATGTCCTCTCGGGTCCACACGTAGACAGGTTCACGTATGTCCCCTCCCCTGTCTCCGGCCACCGCCGCCGCGCGCTCGCCCATCTTCACCACGTCGGAACCGATTACGCGGATGATTTCTTGAGTTGTCGTCATTGAGTTCACTCTCCGTCTCGAACGAGGGGGGCATGTCCGTGCTGAATCGCAACGTGATTGAGGTAGGCCGCCGCACCTTCACCGAAGGTTTCAACCGCCAAGCGGTCAGCTTCATCAGAGGCATCAGACGCGCAGGGGGCCGATACGTGGAACACAACTGGATCGTCTTGACCGCCGCTTACGTCGTCGGCTCCTGACTCCCACCAGTCCGATTCCCAGTCCATGACGACCGTGTACGGACGGTCACCCCCCAAGCCGGCTTGGGCCTGGGCCTGGAACTCCCCCAGGAGTGCTCGCAGCAGCTCGCGATGGTCCGGGCCGCTTCCCTTCATGCGCCACTGGAACTCGTGCCACTTGATGCGTTCAATCGCATCACGGAGCACCTTGGCCGACACCGATTCATTGACCTTCATCACTTGTCATCCTTGGCAGTCACCTTGTCTACGATCGAGTCCTGGACGTCGTCCAGATACTTGGCTTCTTCTGCGGAAGAGAGCTCACCCCAGAACTCGTAGGCCGCATCCTGTGCCGCCTGTTCATCCTCCGCCTTGATTTCGAACCGGTAGGTGGCTGTCTGGTAGATCTCAATTGCATACGTCTGCATGTCAGCGCCCCGCAATCAGTACGCCGTTATCGGTAATCCGGGCGGCGCCTGTCAGGAATCCGTTGTCATCTCCGTAGCCGTTAAAGCTCATCCAAACCCCCACGTGATTGCCCTTGACGTAGTCCACGGTTCCCCGATAAACACCGGCCGCACGACGGCTGTACGGGCACGCGGGAAGCGCCACCTGCACACGCTTTCCAATCCGAAACTCCTTCATGTCAATCTCTGTGATGTGTCGAGTCGTCAT